TAAGTTTATCCAAGTTACGCTCTAGATATAACGGATAAGTGTAACTTAACTTATTTGAAAGTGTAGCATAAGTTTTAATTCCTAGGTCTACTCCTGTAGCGGAGCTAGGTTCCACTTTAGGTTTAGCTGGTATTTGGCTTTCATACTCAACTATAAGTGAAACATAGTATTTACCTGAAGGATTTAACTTAATGGTAGCGTTTTTAATTGTACCTATGATTTCTCTATGGATTTTAACTTTGATACCATTAAAGAATTTAGGTATCTTTAACCTATTGCTGTTAATTATGGAAATAGCCTGAGGTGCTCTAAAGCTTGACCTATAAGTCTTCTTAGATTTAAACTTAGGAAAATTAGCTCGCTTTTCATAGAAATTCTTAAAAGCATTGTCTAAATCTCTAATTACAGCTTGTAAGGCTTGTGCATTAACCTCATTTAACCAAGAGTACTCTTCAAGTTTCTTTAGATGAGTTAGAGCTTTACATAATTCAGCGTGATTAAGATTAATTCCTGTTTTATTATAGTAATATTGTTTAAATTCTAGCATAGTATTATAGATAAACCTAGCTGAACCAAAGTGTTTACTAAGTAATACTTGGTCTTCTTTACTAGGATATAACCTAAAATTGTATGCTATATTTCTTTTCATGAGTGCAAATATAAAAATAATCATTTAATTAACAAAAAAAAAAACGACATATGGATGGTGTAGACTATAGCGTTAAATCAGACAAACCCTTACACGGAGCTAACTATATTCACATTGCAGCTTCAGACGGTACTTCGAGAATACTTAGGAGGGTTGATACTTCTTACTTTATTGATTACCACACTTACTTAACGAGATATGGACTGGAGGGTAGAAGTGTACTGGATAGGGTAGCATTAGACCAAACAAAAGGGAGCTATATAGAAGGAGTAATTTTAGATAACCCTCAAGATATAGCTGATTCTATGGAGGAGAGCTTTGAGTTTATACAAGTTCCACATTCCACAGACCCTAACAAGTTCTACTATATCCTAAATCTCTACTTAAAAAATGATGAGCATACAGTTACCCTTTACGAAATAGAAGCTAATAAAGAAGAGGAGGTAACTAAAGATGAGCCATTATTCAGGTATGTTATAGAGGATTATTCAAAGGGAGCGAGAGATGAGCTGAAGAGTTATAAAGTAGTAAGAATCCAATCCGCTAACTTCCAGAATGATGATAATATAATAGACTACCACAAGGCTCTAAAATCTGCATCAGTTGTAAAGTTAGGTAGAGATGAAATTTTAAAGAAAGAAGTAGTGTCCTCAGCTTACCTTAGAGAGAAAATAGTAGAGGCTAATCACATAAAGGCAAGTAAGCAGGGATTCTATGATAAACGAAATGAACTTAAATTAACGGGAAATGCTAGAGAAAATACAGAGAAGATAAATGATAAGTGGAGATGGGGAGTATCGTATCCTAAAGGTATAACTCTCACGTATGGAAAACTTAAAATAACCTCTCTAATTGACAATAACATTTACCACCCACTACAAATAGGAAGCTATGAGATTGAAAACAAGTGAGAAAAGATACTATGGACTATTTGATTACAACCCTGAACACATCTATGAAATTGGGGATATTGTAATCTATGATGAATTAGCCTACAGGTGTCACTCAGATATGGCAAGAGAAGACTTAGGTACTATCCTGCCAAACAACCTCCTGCATTTTAGACCTTTGCATGATTTAACAGGAGAAGCAGATGGAATGATAAACACTTTTGATGAATATTTGACCTCCTCTTACTCTGACATGCGACCACTTAATGCAGGAATACTAAGGCAGGTAATCAACCACTATACAAAACTAGGGGAGAGCTTAGATATTTCTTCAGTTGATTTAGAGGTAATTACAAGCCCAGGGATATATAGAAACCCAAAGATGCCACTGAATATAGTAGAGAATCCAGTAGGTGAAACTTGTTACTTAAGAGTTATTGAAGGGAGCGATGATTATATTGTACAGGAGCTTATAACAGATGAATACCTTGCAATAAGAACATCAAATTCACCCGTTATTAATAGAGTAGTATCAGGCTGGACTCCATGGAAGGTTGTACACTTAAATGCGAATAATGTGTTACCTGTGGCGAATAGAATAAACTACATGATAAACTCTATAGTCGAGATGGCAAACTTTATGAACGTAACCACTAACTCAATCATGTCAAAAGAGAAAGGGTTTAAAGTGTATGACAGAATAGAGAATGTAGAGCCTAATGATTTTATAACCCTAATCTACATGGAAGGGACAACTCAAAAGTCTATAACAGGAACGAGAAAAGATATAACAACCCTACCTGAGAACATTAAGAAGATTTTAGTATATGGCTAACAACAGAGATTTTGAACAATTAATATACCCTACAAGAAGACCTTATGTTTACGGCACTTATGTTTCTAAAGCTAATTTTCCAGAGCTAGAGAAGACAAAAGTAAAGCCCATAGATGATACAAAGATTCAGAAAATAGAGAATTCAGATTACGATACTTTAAAACCTTTGTGGGAGAATACTTTTTATGGGGTAGGTGAGACTCTAAGAACTGCTGAATACTACTTAAATCGACTAGGGCATGTAACAAGAATAGTGCTTAACAACATAAAAAATACATACTTCAACTTTACCACATTTAGACTAGGAGAAGGGTTGTACTTATTTAAACTAACAGAGACACGACCGATATACATTTACTACCACCCAGAGGAAACAGAGAATATTATAATAGACTTACCTGAGGATTTTGGAGTAGATGCTGTTATTGTTGAGGGAGTGTTGCATATTAAATCAAGAGACCCTAAGAAGAAGATATTTATTACAGACGCTTACATTTTGAACTAAGAAGAACATGATATACAATCTGATAGTAGGTTCATCAACGACCTTAGAAGACTTAAACAGGAGCCTTAGATTTGCTAGGTTAGTATTCGAGGAGGGGGATATTTGGACTGAAGAGCATATAGAAACGAGGTGGGAGAATAAAACTCTAATCATAACCTCAACCATAGAAATCCCTTACCCTGAGAGAATTAGAAACTTAACGGCTATAGAATACTACGCTGACCAAACTTCTTCATTTCTCTCTAGGATTTACATTAACCCACCACTGAAGATATACAAAGTTGAGAAGTACGTCCTAATAACTAAGATTTCAGATAAGAGAGAAGTTAAGCTGGATTTATTCCCTTTGTTTTCAGGTTTAGAGTTTGATAAGAGTTTAATTGATGATAAAAGAGAGTCTCCGTATAAATCACTAACAATAAGAGAGACTAAAGAGAGATTTGAAAGGTACTATTATGGAAGTGATGTAACCAATAATGACCTAGACCTTTACTATCAGAAGAATAAGCCTACACATTTTGACGGGCTGCACTTAAGAAATAAAGATATGATTGCTAGTTATAACCCATACCCTAGATACATACTTAAAGATAAAAATTCTGAGGTGATGTATGATTTTGTGAACCAGAAGGTATATGCAGTAAGTGAATTAAGTAATGGGAATATTGGGATAACTGTTGGTGTGTATGATGACCTTGAAACTATTGATACAACTTCAGGTAGAGGGTCTGTAGAGGTAACTTTAGGAGCGGGAGATAGAAAACTTATAACTTCTAGATTCTACCCAAAAGGACGGGAACTCTACACACTAGATCATAAGCTTATCGGAGTAATGGATGACCCTCAAGTTAAACACGTACTCCACCAGTCAGAAATCTTATCATTCAAAGGAAACCAACTATACAACTGCTCACTAACTCCTATATATGAACAACTAGATACAAGGATACTCGCTCACAAATTAGGAAAAGATTATAGACTTGTAGATATTTGTAATGGGTTTTTTATATTTGGAGATAGGAGAGATACGTTAAGACTAGTGATTAATGGGTTTAACAATTATAGAGTATTTTCAAAAAATGATTACGATACGCTTAAGTTCCTAGACCAGAGTGTAATATTAAGAGTGAATGATGATATGGTGGATTATTTTGATATAGATAACCCCAACTTTGACCAGATGTACATACTAGAAAAGAAACAACTGGTAGAAAAGCTAGGACATACCGATCCATTCACCCATAGTAGATTAAAAGAAAATCAAAATATAAAGAATCCTGTAGTAGTAGGGCATAGACTTTATTTACAAACAGGGGACGAACTTAATGGTAAAATAAAATTAGAACTGTTATGACGGAGTACAAGATTAAATTAATACCATCCTCTTCCTTCTTACAATTTAAACGAGATAGGGAGAGTGGTAACCAAATAAAACTAACAGGGCTTGAAGTAGACTATATAACCTCCAACAGAACACCTTTAACTTCATCAACTACACCTGCACAAGTAGAGAATGAATTTAGGTTAGTTTCTGGGTCTTTTAATGATATAATTAGAGAGACTGGAGATATAGTTACAGCTTATAGAATTGACAGAGACTACTACAAATTAGAGTTCATTAACCGATTCTATAATAAGTCCTTTGTTGGGTTTCTGATAAAATATAAAGCTAGTGGAGTTAGTAATTATGTACCAGCTTTCCTATCCAAAGAACTAACAGGAGGGAAACTATTTACAGAAAGGAGTGTAGCTAAGATTTGTATTTACGCTAATATTCCTGATGCTGTAATGGAAGGGTACTATACTCCAACAGTTGACGTCTCTAAATTCTTACTACCTGAGGATAGAGCCGCTATAACTTATGATGATGAGCAGCTTACAACTATAGTTACGCTAGATACTTACTTAGATACTGTAGCTCAAAACTTACCTGCTTATCGAAATGGGACTTACTTTGAGGATTCCAACAAGCTAGTCCATATGAAAGTCTTAGGTGGCAACCCTTACGATTATAGAGGGATTATGGAGAAAATGATGGCTACGTTCACCTCTTCTATTAAGTCGTTTGGGAATGTAGTAGATCACCTTAATAGTACAAACTCTAGAGATGCCTTAGCTGCAACACAAGGGCGAGTACTGAACCTAAAGAAACTGGATATAGGAGATTTCTCAGATTGGAGTACAGTTAACCAGAATGATATACCAATTTTTAGAAGAACAAACGGGACGGTAGTTACTCCAAAATCACTAAGAGAGTTTTACGAGGTATTGATGGAAGTTTTGGATAATAGAAGTATAACTAGAATTTACACTATCAATAACTTCTCAGACACTACAGTAACTATTCCACATAACTTAGGTTCAAAATGGCATGGTATATCTTCTATCACTAATGCGTTTGTTTCTGAGGATGATAGTAAGTGGAAAGAGATCCCTGAGACCGCTATAAATGTAACAGTAGACGCAACAAATATAATAGCTACAATCGATAAGTCTAAGCTCCCTGCGATATTTAAAGATACAACAGATGAGCCTAATTCTAAACTATATAATGCAAACTCAGAGAAGAGAGGGCGTATTACTATAGTTATCGATAAGAATGCAGTAGCTCTAGCAGGAATACCACCACTACTTAAGATGGATAAACTCGTAATTGGAAGAAGAACAACTGACCCTAATAAGAACGTAACTTTAACGGGGACAATTAGATTTAGTTCAGGTACCCTTAAGGAGAAACTAGTGGTAACTGGAGCAACAGCAGTAGATGCACCAAGATTCACTCAAGATGCTCATAACCCTAAAATTTACCACATTGAACAAGATATAGAGGCTAAGGATAATGAGACAATGGAGGTTAAGGTTCAAGGTTTTGCTGACTATAACGGAGAGGAATTACCATCAAACGTTGTAACTACAGAGGTGACCCTTAAACGAATCTTAAAACCTGAAATCTTAGACGTAGCACATACTATAGACCTTAACTACGACTCTCAGAATAATAACTATGAGATGACAATAACTCCTAATACACTTTACGTAGGGGCTCATCTTAAGTTTACTCCAAGTCATGTTAAGTTTACTACAGTACCAAAAGAGCTTAAGGAGATGCTACAAGTTAATAAAGCTTATCCTGTAGGTACACCAATTAAGATGAGGATTAGTTCACTGGTAGACCTTAAGAAGTTATTGGGGGATCATGCAATTAGATTAGTAGGGATATATACAGACCAGACAGGCTTTGATAGTAACTCTTGGTCAGATCCTTATACAACTAATATCAACCTTAAGGACTTATTTAAATCTATTAGTTGGGAAGATAGTAGCTCAGTTGAAGATAAATATATAAACTACACTAAAGCATATAAAGAGTACAAGGCTTACCCTACAGCTCCAGTTCTTTACGAGTTAAAACCAAAAGTACAAGGAGCAGTTGATAAGAGTAAGATTCAGTATTCTATAGTTAACCTTCCAGCAGATTCACAGAAGTTTGCACCATTTATTACGATAGAGGGGGATAAGGTTAAGGTTGATTATGTAGGATTAGCAGCTCAACTGGATAATGCAAAAGATATAGAAAGAATTCGATTTGATGTAAGAGCTAGAGCTAAAGATGCACAAGGAGGAGATGTTTACTATAATAATGTACCTCTGTTAGCTATTAAATCATTTACTCTGAAGATACATTCTAATGCGGTACTTGTTATTAGCTTGGTTAACTTACTTGGTAATGAAGATGCTGTAGGTCATTTATTCTTAGGAGCTACGGAGATATCTAAAGCAAGATTCAAAGTATTCTCAAGCAATGAAGACATTAAAAAGACTGAGTGGACGTATGACTTAAGTGCAGGAAGCTCATCAGAAGAGTGGGAGCAACTTCAAACAAATATGATGGGTTATATAATGCCGAATGGTAAGGTAAATGAACAGGAGTGGAGAGATAGAAATGCGCTATTTAAAGTTATTGGGGAAAATAATTTAGTTAGATTTGGATTATCTTATGACGATTCAGTTGACCCTAATGGATTAATTAAAGACGTTGGATTTGAGATTATCCACATGGATGACCGAAACAACCTTGATAATCAGTGGAATAGTAAAAACCCTGCTTTAGTACCTTGGGGCCTTAGATACGGTAGTGATGGAGGTATTAAGCTTAAGGATATGACCATGAACTACTTAATCACTAGAAGATCTAATCCAAATAACTTAGCTATTAGAGGTATGTATACTGTTGAAGTCAATGGAGTTAAGAATGTTAGATATACTGACATAATATACTTAGACTTAACCAATATGAGAGACTTCAGATATGACCTTATTCCTGCAGAAAGATCTTATGGATTAACTTACAGAGAGATTCATTATGGCGGTGGTGATACAAAGGTAAGACCTATCCCAGCCAACAGAGGTGGAGTAGGTACTAGAGGATCTTGGTTCTTATTTGATAATAGAGTCCTTACTACTTCAATGGACTTGACTCTCAAATTTAAACCATCCGCACCATTTAATTCAGACTCTATTAAGTTTGTAATGAATGTAATTTCGCTTCCAAATACTAATGCAATATCTGGTACAACTGATGTAGGAGTTAAGTTAGCTAATTTAACTAATAGAACAACCCTCAAGGATATAGTTGTAACTAAGCAGCCTGATGGAACTTATTTAGGTAAGATAGCGGGAGTTATTAATGGATCTAGACTTAATGATAGACTTATCTACTTGAGTTATCCAGATACTAATGAGAGAGTGAATGGTAAGGCGGAGATTGTTCTAAGTAATCCATTAACTAATCAAGTAGTAAGTTCAGGAAAACTATGGATACTTAGAAATGTGTCTGGATTTAAACAGTTCTTAGACTTTGCAGTTGAAGCTGATGAAATCCCTAGAATAGCTGGTGACTTAAGCTACTCTGGAATAAACGGAGGAAGTGATTATACTACTTACCGAAACGCATTGAAGGATTACGAAAATGACTACAGTAGAACTCCAAATCCTCTAAAATTGTCGTCTCAACATTGGGCTCAATATGACACTTACTTAAATATTAGTGGAAGATGGCCTTGGAAAGATGAGGAATTTGATCATGTTAAAGCATTCAAGAAATTCCTAACAAGAGATCCTCAGACCGGTAAGCTGAAATTAACTAAAGATATTACATCTAGTACGGATTACTTGGAAGAGTTGACGAATATTCTGCATCGAGCTCAGGTATGGGTAGATTGGGAGAAAGTTTGGGAAGACTATGGCGAAGATGATGGCTTAGTTGGTCACAATCCTGATAACGACCCAGATAGAATAGGTTCAGGTAGAGGTGGATTTGGCAACCCTGATAGAAGAATCGGTGGTGGCGGTGGTTACTACAAGACTGTGAACGTAAATGAGTGGAGATTAAATTCAACCCCTGTTCAGTACTTCGAAGAAAATCTAACTCTTGGAGGTATTTATGTAGTTAACCCTAATGGATCATTCACTATGATTGGTACACCTAGGTCTGACTCTAATCAATATAACAATGCTGACTTAAGAATTTCTTGGCCAATCGGTCGAGGAGATGCAAGTTTTAGAGATAGTAATATTGGTGCTAGATTTAGACAACTAAGTAGACCACTAGATAACCAGTACGATGATCTAATTTAACAAAAACCAAAACAACAAGCACAGCGAGAGGGAGAACAAAAATCTCTCTCCTGTCTAACCAAATATGAATATAAAATGGACTTAGTGAATATTTTAATAACGGGAGGAGGAGGTATACTCTTAGGTTATATATTTAAATACCTCATACAGAATAAACAAAGTAAGAGTAACGAGTATATCAACATCATCAATATGCAACGACACGATATCACTAAGCTCAACAACAAGGTAGAACGTCTAAGGGAGGAGATGTCTGAGAAGGAGAAACTATTAACCCTCTTAGAATCTTCATCTTGGGACTCACCCTTTTCTTACTGGCTTAAAGATAAACATGGTTACTACATCTACGTTAATAAATCTTTTGAGCATGAGTATAATGTAACAGACGTGATAGACAAATCTGATGTTGACCTTTTTGGGGAAGAGGCAGCAAAGAAGTATGTGGCTCACGATAAGTTACTCCTAAGCTCTGACAGGGATTATATGATTTTTACAGACGAGATGGAGGGGAAGGTAACCTATAAGTGGAAACGAAAAGCCGGTAGTTTAGTCATAGGAGTTGCAGGATTAGACGTAAAAAATATATGTGAAGAAAATGAATCTAAAGAAGTAAGAGATTAGAAAATGAAAGAATATAAAAACGACATGATGGAAGAAGAATACCAAATACCAGAGGAAAACGGAGAGGAAAGATCTTCTGGTGGTGAGCTAAGCAATCAAGGTTTAGGTGGTATCGATCTTCCGGACAATATTCAAAAGTGGCTTCTAGTTGTTCTCGTAATCTGTCTCATAGGTATTATAGTTTGGGGGAAAGGTACTTATGAAGATCGATTGAGAGAGAAAGAGAAACAGATAGCAGAACTGGCGAAGAAGGATTGTGCCGAGGAGCTAGAGGTCTACATCAAACTTATCCACCGACTACAACAAGCTCAAACAACCCAAATAGAGAATGTACAAGGTGGACTCGAGAAAAGTAAAGAAATAACAGATCAATACGAACAGGTGGATACTAACGTGAACAAATTAATTAAATAGGCTTATGTGGAAAAATATAATGGCTCTACTTATGTGTTTACCGTTTACTAGCAGTGCACAAAATACGAGCAAAGAATTAGAAGTTAAAGAAGGTGACAAGGTAGTATTAGTGACAAAAGATGGAGACTCTCTAGTAGTACCTAAGGAAGTAAGAGACGATGTGTTGCAGATTCTAGATAACCAAGCAAAGATCGACTCATTAAACAAGGAAATTAAGAAGGAGCATTACAAACAAAAGAAAATCGTAGCTGGAATAGAACAGAAACTAACCAAACTAGCTAACCAAGATTTCTCAAAGTTTCTTAAGGCTCTGGAGATAGTAAAAAATAAAATACCTAAAAAAGACGACCACAGACAGAGTAATTTACCTGATCAGCATAAACAAGGGGTAGACAATCTTACTGCAGGAGCTACACACTCTAGATACATTTTAGTCTTAGAGGAGTATTATTTAGGACATATACGAAAATTTATAATAGTTGACAATGAAAAAGTGTACTTATCTTAGTTTAATGGTAGCCTTACTTATAGCTCTAACATCATGTGGAACTCGTAAGGTGCTTAAGGAGGAGAAGAAAGAAGAAATCGTAGAGAAGGTTGATTCAGTATCCTCAATGAAAGTAGACTCTGCAGCAGTAGTTAAAAATAAAGTTGTAGAGGAGAAGAAAGAAGTGGTGAACCTAAAAGAACTTATTAACACAGACGAATTCTACTTTACTCCAATTAACGAGAATGAGGAAGCTGAATTTGAAGTATATGTTAATGATAAGCTCTATAAGGGTAAAGTAAAGAATGGAACTATCTCTAATGTAAATTCTAATAAAACCACAGATAAAGCAGTAGAGACAAAAGAAGAAAGAAAAATAGACAGCCTAAATAAAGTAAATAAGAAAGCTGAGGGGCAAGTTAAAGTTAAGAAAGATACGGAAACTAAATCCCACGAGCGAGTCAAGAAGGTAGATGCAGATAATCGGTCTTTCCCTTGGTGGATTCTTATTGTACTTATCCTTATTGCTGGAAGTATTTGGGTTATAAGGACGAAGTTTAAGAAATATTTATAGAACATGTTAGACAAAGTATCACTACAAAGAATAGAGCTTCTACATCCTAAATTGAGAACAGAAGCAAAACAAATCTTAGAAGAAGCATCAGCTAAACTTACTGGTGACTATACTTTAAGATTCACCCATACACTTAGAACACACGCAGAACAAGATAAACTTTATGCACAAGGTAGAACTGTAAAAGGATCTATCGTAACTAATGCAAGAGGAGGTCAGTCTTACCACAACTACGGTCTTGCTATCGATATCTGTTTACTATCAAAAGACGGAACAAAAGTAAGTTGGGACGCTAAGATGGATTCAGATAAAGACGGAGTGGCTGATTGGTTAGAGATTGTTGCTGTATTTAAGAAGTATGGATGGGAATGGGGAGGAAACTGGAGATTCAGAGATATGCCACATTTTCAGAAGACTTTTGGACAGACTATTTCATCTCTACAAAGCAAATATAAAGTTCAAAAGACGCCGTATGTAAGTATTTAAGGCGAAAAAAAAATAAAGTTAAAGGGAGCAACCTGAGGAATTTAACCCCGGGCTGCTCCCTATTTTTGTCTTTAATTTAATCAAGTTTACCTAGCTTCTTTAGTAACCACATCATAAAAGAACTCTCCGAAGAAAAGAACTCTAATTTGCATACTAATTCCACTTTATCTTTCATGAACGCATAAACCTCCATTCCCTTTTCTGTTGGATTTATCAGTAGGTCATTAGAGAATTTACCGTCTGTCATACTTAGGTTATAATAGTCAATGAGATTCTTAAGACCTGTATATAAAGCAAAGGTATCACTAGGAGCTAAAACAGCTTTATTTGCCCTAACTCTCGTAAACCTCCTAATAAGATGATCCACGTTTATGACACCTTCCCCTACAAGCATATACTGCCCATTTATGATCTCTAATCTCAAAAACCCTTTACCATATAACCCGTCTCCTATCTTGGCTGCTGCACTAACAAAAGAATGATCTAAAACCATGAGTAAACAATAAAGAGTTAATAATACCTAATCCTGAAAGTGTATCGATGTTAAGAATGTCACTATTAGCTCTCACTCTCTCCACCTCTTTATTCAGTATAGTCTTAGAAACCTTTAGAGAACTCAGCATAACAGTAACAAATTTCACTAACTCTTCTTGGTCAATGTTATCTGTAGTTATGAATTTTACGTTATTCTCATTATCGATTACTACCCACTTGTCTTCTCTGTCATCTTCAATCTCTCCTTCATAATTAACAGATACTACTTGAAAACCATAAGGAGCCATTGCAAGAGTTATAGAGTTAAACGCTCCGCTCTCATCTAGTTCCTTAAGTTTGAATGCATCGATATAAGGTCTCGTCTGTCCCATTAAATCCTCCCTATCTGAAATATACTCTATAAGGTGGTTTAATGTTGATTCTCCTTCTTCAATCTTTATTATAGCCCCATCAGATTCTAGTCCGTTATAGTGGCTTATTATTAGATACTTATTCATGGTAGTTCACAATTTCTATATTTACTCCTCTTGTTCTTAAGTACTCAGTCATATTCTCAACCTCAGCAGTTCTCAGTGGTAAATCTAAGCTCATCTCTGAAATACCTGATAAAAAGTCTTCTGAAGGGATGTACATATAATCTAATACTACTTTCCCTAATTCAGCTACTCCCCCTGCTTGGTATGGTCTTATTATTCCTTTCTGTATACCGTTATTATCTAGTGGAAATCTAACAAGCCCATAAGTCATATCATCTACAAGCTCTAGTTCTCCTTCAATATCTAACGGGAAAACTTCAAGTCCATAAGCATTCCAATAGTGTAAGAATAACTCCTGAATCGTACTAAAAGTTGGAGTCTGTTTACTTATCTTATCGAGTAGTTTGTTTTTAATTAGAGCATCAACTTTCTGGACGTCTCTAAAATCCTCTGAAGATACGCTCACTACTCCAAGCAATACCTCCCTCTTTTTAATTATTATTTTTGTCATTTCACATTTCTATTATTGTTACAGCTCTAAAAAGTATACTCATCCAAATTAATGTTAGGGAAATACTTATCATCAAATTTTTATAGATCCACAGCGGTTTAGTTACCTTAGTCATCTTGTGGTTTCTCCATCCGTAGTCTGCCAAAGTAACCAGTATCACCACTATTCCTATCAAACTAAATCCCGCTATATTACCCGATAAAAAGATAGAGATTCCTAAGGTTAAAATAGACAGCATATGAGACAGGACTATAACAGGAGCATCCACTAGGTAAAGCAAACTCGCAAACCTAACTTTCTGCTTCCCGCCTCCCTCTACATATATCTTGCTGTATCTATTAATTATTGGGTTTTGGAGATATACTTCTGTTACTTTATTACCCACTAACTTAACCTCAAAAGAATCCTCGTCTACTTCTACTTTAAAACCTTTGTGTATCGCGTAATCTACAAGCTCCCTCGGTTCTATATTCTTATCTGGAAGTTCTATGTCTGGTAATTTAATCATCATCATTCAGCAAGTTATACAATTTTAAAGCATTCACCTCTATTACCTTTTCTTGCACTTTCGTTAAGTTTGTTCCTTGTTTTAAGTATCTAAGGTAACTCTCAAAATCTTTTATAGCTAGTTGATCTGAGAGGCTCCAGGTATCCTTTACTCTCTTTTCGAATTTGAAGTTAGGGAGTCTTAGGAGCTTAAAGAAATACTGAGAGTCTACTGTTCTACCCATATACATTGAAATAAGAGAGTTACAGCTTTGTCTACAGTTCTCATTATCACACTTAAAATACCTACCAACTACGTGACTCTTATTTAATACATTACCACAATCACATTTTATTTCCTCGGATTCACCTTTCTCGATAATTTCCAGTAAACTTGTGTGGCAATCTACTAATAATTTACACCCTTTAGTTACACCCTTTACGACATCGGTAGACTTAACTTCAATACTCTTTCTCCATATTCCACCTACTCTCTCCCCAGCTATAACTAAACTAGGTGAAAGCATGTCTAATTCAGGGTCATACTTTAAGGTTACTCCGAGTCCATCAACTACAACATCAAGCAGTTTTCTCTCTTTCAGTACATAAATCTTCTCCTCCTCTCCAAAGTGCCATATCCCATCAATCCTAGCTTCAAAGTCTTCCCACTCTTTTACCTGGACTATGGTTGGTTTAATGAGAGTATCAGTAAGGAAACCAAATATCTCACCTACACAAAACTTATCATTACCAAAAGCTCTAAGACTCTCAAGGAAGCCGTACTTTACTCCTAGGGTCGAATTCACATCTACATCATAACAAATCACTCTAAAATCTCCCGTAACAAGTCTATTCTCAACCACCATACACTTTATCTTTCGTATAGCCGGATTAACTTCTTCAGGGATATATTTTGTTAGTTCTTTGTCCATGGGTGATATCTTACTTATTCTCCCTTCGACATACTTAACGACAACGGGAGTGCCTATATAGCTGTAACTGTAGTAGTGAGGGTAGTGCAAATCAAACGCCATATCCTCATACCTCTCAACTATTATTCTTTCTTTTTCCACCATTCGTTAAAATATTTGTCATAAGGGAAGTAAGTCCACAAAGTCACTGTAGATATGAAAACAACCATTCCTACTATTGGCCTATAATTGAAGCTGTAACCTATGAGAAGTATGCTCAATATAACAGCGAATAGTAGGATATAACTTTTTATTTGTTGGTTGTTATTCATTTGTTATTCTTTTATAATTATAGGTGCTGGGACTTTTCCATCCGTTATAATCACCTTATTCTCAGTCTCTCTTATAGCATCAATCCACTTTTCTTGTAGTAGCTTCTCATCTAGACCTTTGGATTTAACCTTATTTGTCTCAGCTTCTATCCTCGCTTTCTCCAGATTCATTTTAGACACCTCCAATTCGTTCTGAACTTTCTCTTTCTCTAGGATCATATTGTTTCTCCTTTCGATAGCATCTTCCATTGATTTAGGAGGTTTAAGCCCAGAAGTTAAGTTAGTTAGTTGAAAGTGTTTAGCCTCAAAGTCCTTCTTAAGTCTATTCTCTACCTTCTTTTCAAACTCATTCAGGTTATTCATTAGACCGTCTGTAGTATACTCCCTAGCTTCTTCTCTATAGGCATTTACTACGAGTTTGTTTAAGATTGAAGCCTCTACATTATCCAGCATAACTTTAGGGTCTTCCACTCCAAGATGCTTATAACTAAATACAATATCTACACCTCTACCTCTAATTGGCTGATACTGGTAAGAAGGGTCAACTGTAAATACTCCTGCATCTTTAGCTGAAATAGTAACCTCGTCCGGATCTCCTGAAGTCTCAAACATAGGCACTTGGTATAGTCTCGTTCCAGGCAGTAGAGTCCATTGTCTTCCTGTTACTACCTTAAAATCAGACTTTCCATTTCTCCCAAAGTTAGACATCATTACACCTTCATAGTTCGGTTCTACTCTCACCATACTTCTATATCCATACCATACTACTGCAATAATGAGAGCTAAAACAACTAACTTGATGACGTGTAACTTTTTAATCAGAAACTCAAATATATTATTCATAAGCTACATCGGTTGATAAGAACTTAATAATATAGTCACTAGGCTGAGGGTCTCCTACAAGTTTAGATACAATATGGTAGTTATTATTTACATCTCCCCAAAGGTATCCAAGTCTAACCCAAGCAAGAACATCTGAAGCTCTATTAACATCAAACTTAAACTCTACAGGATTACCATTTACCCAGTTCTTATATACATCATTCCACTCTTCTAGGTACTTTTGGATTTCACTTATGCTATGCTCTCCGACTGTAATAAGCTCTTTTCTATTTTTAAGCCAAGCCACTCTATAAGCCATCCCTAAAGTAAACCAAGTATAAGGGTTCCAGTCGTTCGTGTCAATTATAATAGTATCAGCTGAAATCATAGCCTCTACATCTCTCTTAACTTGAAACTGGATACACTGGGTTTTTAGGAAATTCTCTTCAGGTTCAGGTAGTTCTTCGGATGTAATTAATATATTGTCAAACTCCTTACCGTACCCTTCTGATAGCGCTTTCTTTACTGCCTCTAAAACTAATTCATCTGAGGTGTGTACAAATGTTACTGTCTTCATTGTTTCTTACTGCTTAATAGTGAATATCCAATTGTGTTGTAATACTCTGCTTTATCTTTTGGTAGTAATAGGAACTCATCTCCATAAAGGTCAGCTATTGTTTTTCTAATAACGTCTGACTTCTCCATGTAGATTTTGATTATCTCAGCTCCTCCACCAAATAGAAGAATATTATCTACCTTGTTAAACTGATCTCCATACTCGGACTCTAACATCTCAAAAGTACTGGTTAAATACTCTACAATAAACTCAGTAATCTTGTCTGATAAATCGTGGAACTTACCTCTCTTCTTATAGCCTCCCATCGTTACCACTTCCTTAGCTTCAACGTCATTTATAGAGATTCCAAGGTGTTCAAAGATGTGGGTTTTAATTTTATTTGCTACAAGAACTACACCTTTATTTGCAAACCCTTTAATCCCATAATCAAGGAGAGAGTTATTTAAAACAAGGTAAGTGTCTATTGTATTAAATCCAACGTCCAGTCCAAAATAGTTAGCAGATTTAGCTTCCATAGAGATTTTTCCATCAGGGTTTATATCTAGTCCGTACTGTGAATAAGTAGCGTGACCTGAAAGACCTTGAACATGAATATCTATCTTTTCGGAAGGCAAATTAAGTTTCTCTAAGATATAGCTTTTGTAATCTTCACGCTTATCCCAGATCACGGGGGTCAACCCCAAAGCGATCTTTTCAATACCTTCTGATTGGAATTTGTTAAGTAGATAAGAGATTAGTATTGGTCCTACCTCCTTGAACCCCTCGTAAGTTAAAGTATCAATAGGGAGCCGGTCTAGTTTTGTCGCCAGCTCACCTACTAAATACCTTTTTCCATCGAAGTGGTGGTAGGTTGCAACAGAGGTAACCATGGATGAATCTCCTTCTGGCACCTCTATCACACCTGTAACCTCTTTATCTAACTTAATTATTTTCTTTTGTTTTTCGTCATAGATACAGTACTTAAAATGACCATATCCGCAGTCAATACTTAAAATCATAAATTATAGTTAGTTAAAGATTATTGGTTGTTTATTTAGTCGTAATCACTCTCAAAGATTTTAACGTCCTTGTTTATCGCTTTTACGTCACTTTTGTTCACATGGCCTAGAGTAACAACATACTTGGGATCTTTTATTTTGTCAAACTCTCTATTCCAAGCTTTCATGTCATCACAAAGGTCAGATATTACTACAATAGGAACACCCTCGTCAAGCTCTCTGATATGTTTAAGACCTTTGGCTAGATCAGTACCGCCTCCAATACGAAGCATACCTCTCTTAGGCTCAAAATCTCTTATCATCAAGTCTTGTACAAATCCAGTATTCCATGTAATAAGCCTAACTCTATCTAGACCAATCTTCTTCACTCTAGTTGCGATATCGTTTATAATACCAAAAATAGAGCGCTCATCCATCGAACCGGAGACATCAACAAGGAAGGTCATCTGTTCAACCTTTACCTTAGCTGGGTTCATCTTAAGGGCTGGAACGTACATATTACCACTACGACCTCTTAATTGATTCTTAAATAGATTTCTTGTAGTAGTCATTTTAGTTACTTCTTTATTTCTCAAGTCTCTAAACAAATCATCCATAGACTTTAATATATTCTGAGTATTCCTAGTTAGTACAGCTCCTCCTGAGTTTCCTCTACCGTTATCTTGGAATCTAGGGTCTGGCTTTCCTGCTCCTCCATCTTCATTACTATCTTCGCCATTATTTCCACTAGACTCTCCTTGACCTTCTTTAGATTCACCTCCAGAACTCTTAAGCTCCTTCATCTGCTCCTTACCTTTATCTGTCAAGTTTCCATCCTCGTCTATTAAACCTTCGTCAACCATTTTCTCGATCATGTCAGGTGTAATAAAGTTAGATCCAGTACCAGAGCCAGGCATTCCAGATAAATCTCCTTCTCCAGAACCTCCACCTTGACCATCACCTTCGCCTTCTCCCTGTTGTCCGTCTCCGCCTCCTTGCTGATCTTGTTGTTTAGGTGGTAGGAATAAGTTTAGATACTCAGCTACCATTTCTACATACTCAAGATAAGTTTTACCCTCAAGGAAAGCATACTTAGATGGGTGGATCGAGTCAGCTTCAAAGGCCTGGTCTATAGCTTCCACATCCTCCAGAGTTAAGATCTTAGAGTTAATCTCACAGTCTGCAGCGATATTTAGAAGGTTGAAGATAAACTGCTGATTAGAGAGTAGAGCTTTTATGTAGATTTTAGGACGACCGCTTATTTTGGCCATCCTTTCTACATAATCAGGTTTGTTAATAATTCCCTCCAGAGTCTTTAAACCCTTATAAGCTAGGAGGTGGTGAGCAAAGAAAGCGTGTCCATACTCATGATATATAACACTCTCTCTTATCTTACTCTCCTTACCTTCAAACTCAGACTCCCTCATCAATAATTTCCAGTGGGTTATATCCTTTTGAATAAGTCCAGCAATAGGAACTCCCATGTGACTCGGATCTAAATTGTCTGAGATGTCTTCGTAGATGTAGTTAACGTAGTATTTGCTGTTAAACTCATCTACCTTTTTCACATAATCTTTTCTCATGACTATCCGATTCTATTAACTGATTCAACTGACTTTCTCTTATTCTTAACTATGTTGTGCTCGTGAATATCGTCTTTCTTAGCTAATTTTTCAAGAACATCAATCACCTTGTTAATACCTTCTGAGAACTTGCTGATATAAGCTTTACTGTCAGCTGGCTTAATCTCTTTGTTCTCTAATTTAGGTTTAAGGTAAGTTGTTTTGATTGACCATAGTTTAGAGGAGAAGTTATCAATCAGTTTCTCAGCCTCACCAAAGGTTAAGATCTTACTATCCTTATCAAACATCTCTAGGAATTCTTGAAGTTTAGTCCCATCAATTCCCTTCTCTATGTTTGAATCTAAGAACCACTCAACATCTTTAAACGTTACAGCAGTCTTCATTAGATTAGATAGAGCTGGGTTTTGTTTTAGAAGGTTGATCAAAGTTTCTCCCACATCTCCGTTGAATGAACTTTGAAGCTCTTTATCAGGTAAGAATCCAATTAGTCCGTTTACTAGAGTTTTAGTTACCATAGACCCTAGCAATCCTTTCTTAGCAGCTGCGTGTAGAAGTGGTTTAAGTCTACCTACAGATCTCCATGTTGGCGGGTTGAATACTCTACTTCTTCCTCTATATAAATCAGAAAGCTCAGTATTATTCATTACATCTAGACTAAGCCCTTTCGCCGCGATGAAGTCCATAAGTGCCTCTTGAATTATCTTCTCATCAACCTCTACTTCATCTGGTGACTCTCTAAAATCTATTGTAGCGGCGAAGTCAGCGTCTAGGAATAACTGGAAGTCCTCCTTTGTCACAGATATTAAGTTATACACCATGAATCTGTTTATAATTGGAGAAATCAAGTCAAAGTTCTGTCCTAAGTTCTCTTGGTAGTTACCTGCAGAAATAATCTCTACATTTGATGGTAACTTTCTCTGTCCAACCATTCTATCAAAGATCACCTTCAAGAGTGGAGACTGTACATACTCAGAAGCAGTGGTAAGCTCGTCAATAAACAAGATTACCTTTTCGTGAGTAGCTGATTCTTCTTCCACCTTCTTGAACCAGTCTGGCTTTAGGTTTACTGCTTCACCATTCTGATTCACTGGGAAACCTAGGATATCTTCAGGAGAATACTCACCTCCGTTAATACCCACATAACCATATCCATTAGCCTTAGCGTATTTTTGCACAATCGTAGTTTTCCCACAGTTATGCACGAAGTTCCCAGCGGCTAATTTAAAGTTATGACTCGGGTGATCTACTTCCAAATCATATACTTTCACTGGGTTATCTAATTTGATTCTTTTAATATTCTTTACTGTTATTTTAGTTGATTCCATAATGTGTACTGTTGTTATTATTTATTAAGTTATTGACTATGATGAGGGGTATAATTTTAGGGATTACCAGAAGTTTTTTATACGAGAAGTGTTTGTTTGTTTTCACGTAATTATAACTCTGCTCATTAATTGGCGTCCCTCTGTAAAACATATCATAGATTAACTGGATACTTTCATTGAGCCTGTTAAAGAACGATACCTTAGTGGCATACTCTCTAATCTTTTTCTGAAGCTCTGGATCGTGACAGCTGCCTACTTTCTTTTCCCTTAGAGATTTACGACTATTATGAAAAGCCTTCTCTCTAACTTCTGGGCTGTAGATTCCTGTACCATTTTCCTTTTGAGATTTAAGTCCCGCTTTCTGTAGTTTTACTTGGTGAGCTTTGTTAAATACATGTGTTCCATTTTCCCGGTGAGTCTGCATACCCCGTTTCCCCATCTCTGAATAAAATTCCCTTGAATCAACCTCTATAAACTCTTCAGTTAGCTCGCTTGGAAAAATGAATTTATAACACCCGTCTTTACTCTTTACACAAATCTTCTCATGTCTTATAGGTTCATTTAAATAGATTCCCTTTCCAGTTCTACTTCTATTGTATCCTGGAAGGTTAAGCTCATTTAAATCTCCTACAAAAGCATTAAGCCTACTAATCCACACTTCTTCATCTTTTTCTTGATCGTAAGCGTATCCATTAATAGGTGGTAAAATTCTAATGTAAAAGTTCTCTGGTCCGTACTCTAATATATCTAGATACTTCCCTTCTACACCATAGTTAAAATGATCTTCTTCTCTTAAATAGGTAAAATGTCCGAATAGAGAGTTAAACAGACGCTCCTGCATAGTTGATGAATTGTCCCCTACGTAGTGCTGGTTTGTCAGATTATTAAAGAAGTTGTAGATTTTATACCCTTTGACTTGGAGAAATAAATCTATAAACTGATCTCCACCGGTATACTCTACTAAATCTTTAACACTGAAATTCACATAAAAAAGTCTGCTAATCTCATTCATAATTACTACCCTTTTACTTCTTGTCCTACTGTTAACTCTTCAGCAGCTACCCAAGTCTTTCCATCAGCAAGTAGGTGTAAGTGATCAGGAGTACATCTATAAATCTCTCCATTACTTAACTCTACTTCAATAAGCTCGTCTACCTCCTTAGTGATAAATGCTGACTTCATAGCTGGGTTAATCTCTTTCTGAGTCTCTGTATCCCAAGAAACCACTTTGAAAATCTCTCCCTGATTGTGTCTGTCAAGGAGTTCTTTAAATGTTAATTCCCCTTTATCAGTTATAACTTTGGTGTCCTCTGTGAAACACCCTGGATTAGATAGGAATAAAACTGGTACTCCTGAAGCTAAACTTAGATCGATAGCTTGTTTCATTTGTACGTTCAAGTTTAACTTTCCTGTTTTGTTTTTGTTTGTGCTCATAATGTTGTTTTTTTTTGTTATACTTATTTGATTTACACGTGAGATTAGAAAAGAACAGGAAAATGCCGCCAAATACACTCTCCTATAGTTCTGCTCTCATATATAAGGTTTTTCCCACAGCTTAAACCGGTCTCAAGATACTAAGAAAAGCGGCTCTTGCTACAGTCTTATTTAACTTCATTTCTTCAAACAGTGTAACAATATTTCTAATCTTTCCATTCACTCTTCCTAAAAGTTCTCCTCCTAACCATTCAGCTTCCCAAATTTCTACTCCATTGATTCGGATTGATTTGTTAACTACTCCATCTGCTTTGTTCCAACCGTTCTCTAATAAGATATCCTCTAATAACGCTCTCATAATTGTTGTGTGTTAAAATATGTGTTCCTTTATAAATTCTTCTGCTTTAAACTTCTTCAGTGCTTTTATTTCTTTTTCTATCTCTTTAATCTTAGCTTCTGAATCAGTCTTTCTTAATGTTCCTATAGGCTTAGACATAATAACTTTAATAATCTCCAAATCAACCTTAGTCTTCTTTGCCAGCTGCTCATTTGTGACACTCGTATCCTTTAGAAATACTTTAACCACTTCAGGCATAGCTAGGTAAACTTTCTTACTAAACTCCAGACTCTTTAATTTATTGTCCCGGTTTAAGTTCAGTAAGTTAATGTAGTTATTGTAAGTTATATCTATCCACTCTCTAATTCCTATCGTTCTAACAGTCTCCCCATCAGTAACATTAATCATATACGTCTCCTTGTGGGTAGCTTTTTCTGTTAGGTATTTATGCAGCCAATCTATATCCACTCCTCTAGTTCCCGGCGAAAGGTAAACTCTTAGAAGTCCCGGTTTTGATTTATCGGAGAGGTTGTCAATTAATATTCTTCCCTCCTCACGATACTGCATAAATAGTTTGTCATCTCCCTTACCACCTTTATCTAACTGAATAGGAAATCTACTTGGGTCACCCTCTATAAGAACTTCCCTATCTCCTTTTGTTATTTTGGCATACTGGTAAGTTAGATATCCTTTTCCTGTTTTCCATAGTGCATCTAAGTCTGAATCTTTTGCTATAATCTTAAGTCCCTTTGTTCTATACTTTAACTTCTTAGGGTCATTAGTTATATAAGCTTCATACATACTCTCCATAGAAAACGTTGGTAAGATAGCTGAAACTCCAATCCCTAATCCAGAAACCCTATCGACTAAGAAGGATAACGGGAATGGTGTAGGAAGGTATGATGGTTCTTTTATATTTCCATTCACCTCACTATCTTGCCATGGGACTAGGTCTAGCACTGGCTCTATCATCGCTCTGAGCTTCTTTGATACTTTAATAGCGGTATAACGAGCAGCAGCTGGACCATCAGAGTCTCCTAGAATATCAGCCCTACCAAAACTCCCTTCCCCTTCTAAAATACCACAGAGCGTAAACTTTGCCAGTGATTCATACGTCCCATCTGTAGAGTGAGGGTGGAACTTCATCATATTCCCTAAAACCTCAGCTGACTTTGCATAATCCTTCCCTCCTAAATAAGATGCATAAATGCCACGTCTATAGGAAGGTTTAAGTCCATCGAGAAGCCTAGGAAACACTCTGGATGTATTAATGTATTTCCCAAACTCTGTATACCCGAATGAAACTATATCTCCAATAGACTCGGTTACTACTTTATTATTCTTCTTAGCCATATATAATACCAGCTTCTTTCATTAGGTTATACTTAGCTGAAGTTGTACCAAGGATTTCTTTAGCATAATCTAGGTCATCCAGAGTAACTTGTTTCAGCCTCTTGTTCTTAATTAACGTTTCTTCTACATCTTCAGAGTTCATTGTACCAAGTCCTTTATATCGAGTGAACTTCTTATTCCTATTTAATCCTTTCTCCTCTCCATCATAATAATACTTTCCTTCTTGCTTATATAGAGGTGGAACTAAACAGTAAACATATCCTTTCTCAATTAAGTGCGGCATATACTCTCCAAATACTCCTAGAACTAAAGCTTGAATAGAATAACCGTCATCATCAGCATCTGTAGCGACTATAATCTTTCCAAATCTAGGTTTCTCTTTTAGCTCATACCCTTTAATCCCTGCACCTATAGCGTTAATTAAATCTCTTATCTCTTTGTTTTCTAATACTTGCTCTAAAGACTTATTCTGGCAGTTCAGCACCTTACCTCTGAGCGGATAAACTCCATGCACTTTAGAATCTCTCGCTGATGTAATTGAACCTGCTGCTGAATCTCCCTCTACTATATAAAGTTCTGCTTCCGCTCGGTTACTGGTGCTGCAATCCCTAAGCTTACTAATCTCTTTACCTCCTTTACTTTTACGAATATCAGAGGAGAGGATAACCTTAGATTTGATGAAGTCCATATTTTTAAGTTTGTTCATGGAAGCGGTAAACTCCTTAACTCTCTCAATATGCTCTTCAAACTCAGCCTTATTCTTCTTTAAAAACTTAGTAACCTCTTCAATTAACTTCTCTCTACAACTTTTATCCCAACCATCTATTTGAGTGAGATTTTCTTTAGTTTGAGAGGAGAACCCTACTTCATTAGCTAAGAGGATTATAGATAAGTTAAGTCCTTTTAAAACAAACTGAACATAAACATCATCTAAATTATAAGTCACTCTAAGCCCTTCCTTTAAAGCATTCTCCATCTCTCTTATATGTAGACCTCTATTAACAACAAGTGAGTTAACTGATCCCTTAGATACTCCTTTGGTTAAATCTGTATCAAACTCAAAGGTAGTTAAGAGTCTGGTTTTCCCTATTGTCATATTTAGAGGATACTTAAAGAGTTCATATTCAACCTCCCTACCTTCTATAAAATACTCTACCTCTTTCTTTGTAGTCTCCTTAACAATTAACTTAACGAGAGCTAGGTTTGTAAGTGGTAATTCATAGTTAGGTGATTGAATAAGTGTATAATCTGGTTTAAAGAATACGAGGGTAGAGGGTTTAAACTCCAACTTCACTTTCAACTTGTACTTTTTAAATATATCCTCCAAACTAAGTACATCTTCCTTAACCTTATTCCCTTCTTTAAACTCTATCAGGTAGTAAACATCTTTATTCTTATTATACTCTTCCTCTACTTTCTTTATGCTGGTTTTGTAGTTATCCTTTGTAACCTTTGAGCATAATACGTAGGTTGAAGATAGAGCGTTAGATGCTTTTGTTCCTCGCTTTTAGTCACACAGGCTCGTCAAACCTATGCAGTTCTCCTATGAACTTCTCAGTGTCTCCACTAAGGCTAGACTATATCTTTACCCTCGGCTTTACGTTAGGGTAGTCCATGCTTCCACTATCATTATTGACTTATAGCGTACTCTACTCGGCGAACCTTTCGATAGTCGTTGAACCCCTAGTTAATCTAAAGGCTGCTGATTGTCTCTATTAGTAAGATTGTCACACTTTGGTACTTACTACTTAACGAGTTTATCCCAGCAATTCTTGGACTTTATTACCCCTAAGTTTCCCTAGAGGAGCGCGTAACTAATTGATTATCACGCCATTCATGCCAGTAGCTACCTCACTCTTTTCATACTTACTACCTGAATTCATACGAGAGGTGGCTATTTCAGCAGAGGTTATTTTTACTTTAGGATTTGTAGGGTCATTCTTAAGGTTAATCGGCATACCTCTACCATTATCATATACCATTAAGAAATCTCCCACTTGTTTAAATCCTAACTTTGAAGCGTAACCTCCCAAAACTTCATCGATTCCATTATCAATAACCTCCCTTAGAATCACAGTCGGGTTATCCACATTCGAGACGTACATGCCAGGTCTGTGTCTAATATGTTGATTCCAAGAGAGGGTTTGAATGTCTATTTTGCTAGCTTTGCTCATGAACTTTAACTGTTACGGGAATTAAGCCGTCTCTGAGTTTTCCGCCTAATTGCTTAAAAGTTGTCGTTGTGAGATCTAGTACTCTATTCTTTACAAACGGACCTCTATCAATTACAGTACAAACGGCAGTAGCTCCAGTATTTGTGTTTGTTATTAAAAGTTTAGTTCCAAAAGGGTATGTCTTATGTGCACAGTGGTCTCCATAAACATTTAATCTCTTACCTGATGCCGTATTCCTGTTATGAAAGTTGTCACCATAATAAGAAGCGTATTGTTGTTGTGAATAAACCAGTGAACTAAGAGTGATCCCTAAAATACCTAATACCTTCCTCATAAATTATTTCTTTTTCTTTACTATATACTTCAACTCTACCACATCTCCTTCTTCTACATCTGTTCCTGCTAATTCAAGAGGTGCAGCTGTTCCATTAGAGAAGTATGCTGAATCGTTTTTAATAGCTTCAATCGTTACTTCTTCTGTTATTTCTACTTCTTTCTTTTCGTCTTTGCTGCAGCTCACTAATACCAATAATGCAAAAGCTGTAGCGATAATTCCTTTTTTCATTTTATTCGTTATTTAATTGTTTGTATTTCTCTTCAATTTTCTCTGGGGTTATGTCACTATCAATGCGGTCAAGAACAGATCCAGAGTGGCTTAAAAACAGCACTGTAGGGATTGATTTGACTCCGGCTTGGTTACATAACTCTAAGTTCTCCTCAAAGACCGCTATTTTCAGGTAGTCTAGATTGATGTTGGATGCCTCTATTTTATCAAGGACTTTATGACATGCCCCACACCAATCTGCTACAACCAATGCTACCTGAATCATCTTTAACTTAATATCTTTCCTAAAACTTCGTCCTCATCCATCAGCTCAACCTCTTCACCTTCGTAGTTTAATTTTACTCCAGTTCTGTGTCCTAGCCATACTCTATCTCCCGGTTTTAAGTGCTCACAGTCTTTTCCTACTGCAAATATCGTACCAGTTTCTTTTAAGTTTCCCTCTACAGTTAAGAAAGTTGTATCCATCGTATCTCTCTTAACTAGCACCTTTATTCTTGTTAATTCTAGGTTACTCATGTTCTTCTTTTAGCTTGTTGTACTCTTTTAAAATTATTTCTGGAGTTAGTGGTTGTTTAGTCTCAGCTGCTCTTGCCGATTTCTTAAGGAGTTTACCTAGATCATCCACAAAACAAATCGTAGGTAAAGTCTGAACCCCGTATTTCTCAGCTAGTTCAGGCTCTTCATCTAAATCTATCTCTTCAATCTCTGGTAAATCTAAGTCCGACTCTTTAATTAAGTTAGACAATACGGAGCACTTATCACACCACGAAGCTCCAAATTTTAATACACGCATATCTATTATTTAATCTGTTTTTTATTTTTTAAATCCCCATCAAACTCTAACCCCAGCTTCAACAACTCTGTAAGGAATTTAGCTGAGTCTTGTAGTTTAGTTCTATCTCTATTGTAAGTTAAAAGTTCAGAGAGGTCGTTAGCTGAGTAAGCCCAGAACTCCATCTCTCCTAAACTCTGTCCCTCATTTCTAAAGTTAGCTCCAAGTACAGGTCTCTTTCCTTTCATATTATCAGAAGTTACCTTAGCTCCTTTTTCTGGTAGTTGGTAGAGTTTCATAAGGTACATATCTCCTACTAAAATCTTATTCTCCGTATAGAGTCTTCCTGATTTCGTATAAAGGTGTTCCCCATCTAGACTTACTTCATACTTATCTGAATACTTTCTAAGCTTAGCCGATATATCCTTAGCAAAGTTTCCGGTTACTATTGGGTATATTTGTTTATCTTTTAAGCTGTCATGGTACTCTAAGATTTGTTTATCGCTGTAAGATGCTAGTTTAGGGTTTATTATGTCACTCAGTTCTGCTCTCATTACTTTAGGGTTTCTATCTTTATCAAACTTGGCATACATCGCTCTTGATAAGTTAGATAATCCTAGTTCAAGTAGCTGAGAGACTATTTTTCTTGCTCAATTATGTTCAGATAAGCTCGCTACTTCTTATCCCGGAAATTACTCCAGCTCCCTATTTCTAAGGACGTTCAGACTATATCACATAAAAGTTTTACCTTCTATCCTTGCGCTTCCACTCGCTTAAGTGTACTCTACTCCTTTACTACAGTTTCGATAGTCGTTGAACTACTTACATAATTTAATACTTCCGGTAAATACTTAATGTTAAAAATTTCAGTACTCCCATATTTGGCTCTAGATTCTTTTGTGCAATATTTTAACTTAATCTGTAACTCTAAGTTTAAAATTTTATTAGGAACATCTTCAAGTATCGGGGTTATATTTGGTAATCCTCCCCAACATTGCTTAGCTCTTATCTTTAAATCAGATGTCCACCCTATTTTGAATGAATCTTCCGACATTAAACTATAATACAAAAAGATCTTATCATATCCACCTTTCTTGCATCTATTTACTCCATCTGAATAAGCCGTTTTTATTTGAGTTGATAGAACTTGCAATCCGTTTATACCTTTCTCTGATTTTATCTTAGCAGTCTTAGTTCTTGACTTTCTTATTGATTCCTCAGATAGGTGGTAGAAAGGGTGGGTTCCATCTTTAGCCATCTCCCTAGTCTTTTGATGAGCTAATTCCAATTGTCTAGCCCTAAGATCTTCATCAAAATTACCAAATAAGAACGGATGATCCCCTCGCTTTACTCTCAATTTATTTGTATGAGAGCCTGAGCATTGTTTCCCACAGAATTTTCTAAATCCATCAGACTCATTATTAATTTTAGTAGGTTTACCGCAATTAGCACAGCTACCTCTAAAATCCTCATCTCCAGAAATACATAATCCTAAATACTCTTCATAAGTTAGATTATAATTATCCTTGAGGTATGTTGTTTTACGATTAAAGTAAGTAACTCCATCATCTTTAATATGGTCGTAAATAACACCACGCTCATCCATCTTCCTTTTTACTTTATCTACTAATTTCATAATAAATCTTTTCTTCTTAAATTATATAAATAGCTGCTGATTGTCCTCACCACCACATGTAGGATATCCCAGCAATTCACAAGGTTTACCCACCGCAACAAGTCGACTTTACGGTGCTGTCCGCATTCATTATCACATCTATCAACTGCCCATCTTTTGTTCTTGGCATCTCATCTTCAGGAATAATTTGTGAGCATAGACCTTTACTTCCATACCTATTTGTTATCTTATTCCCTACCTTGAGTTCATTGACTTGTAATAAGCGAACTTTAATCATGTATTTGTAATCTATCTGAGGAGGTTCTGGTTGTTCCATCGGCAAGTTTAAGTAGCTCTCTGGAATCTCACCTATATTTGCTACTTCCTTTCTAGCTACCTTATACCTCTTAAATACTTCATTAATAACTTGCTCTGTATTTGGATCTGACTCTACATTCCCTTTCTGAACTATAATATCTGTAAAGTAACCTCTTCCAAAATCCTTAGGCACTCTTAGACCCTCCGTCATGAAGAATCCTTTTAGCTTACTTACTCTACCATAATCCACAGCTCCAGCCAAGAAATCTAAATCCTCGGTTGACATCCTTTCATTAACTCCAAGTATCTGCTCATCTTCCTCTACAGCCTTTCCTAGATCCATAATAGAAGTAAGCTCAGACTCAGGTTTTAGAATGAAGATATAGTCCTTAACTGCAATATGAGCGAATTTAGGAATCAAGTGAGAACCCATTATTACCCCATCCTCATAGTTATTACCGTGAAGCATGAAGGCTATTCTACAGTTCTTTCCTAATCTAAACTCAGAGGTTATATTCCTAGGTGCAAAGATCGTATCCCCAATATTAACATGATCACCTACTTCTACCTTAGGATCTACCACAACGTTTAGGTCATACATGGAATTAACTAAGTGGGATCTATACTCAACAGACCTTCCTTTCTCATCCTTTATTTTAATCACATTTCTATCCTTATAATCAACTACTCCTGAAGATAATGCATAGATATTTAAAGGGTGAGACTTAGCTCCATCATCATGTCCTGAACTAACTACTGGTACATCTGGGTTTATAAGTTCAACAGCTTGGTTACTCATGTTTCCTCCCATTGATACCCTAATTGAGTCTGTATAGTTAATCATCGGTATCCTTCTAGTTGAATAAGAAAGTTTATCATCAGCAGAAGCATCTATATAGCACGGTTTAGGCACTTCAGATAACTTATACTCTCCAATCACTTCTCCTCTCCTTCTTACTTTAACTTTAGGATTGATTTTCTTATTAACGTAGTCTACACTCTGGTTGTCAATTATATACGCATCAAAGTAATCAATATACGAAAGGACAACTGGTTTAAAATCTAACTCGTGAACTCTAATTGAAATACCTCCATCCTCATCTATAACGGAACAAACATTAAGCTCATTCACTATATTCGCATTGGCATTTTCTGGAGTTCTAATTGGGTCTATAATATCTACTAAGCTTCTATTATACTCTGTGTACTCTGAAAGCTTAATCCTTCTTGATAGTGCAGAGAATGTCAGTGAGTTTACTTTAGAAGGGTTATCAATCATACCTCCATGTGAAAAGAACTTACGGATATACTTGTTCATCTCACTGGCATAGATCTTTCCTCTTCTTGGTAAATCTGAAGCTATCCTTGTATAAACCTCTTTCTTATGACTCTTTAGGAAGTTAACTAAACCTGCTTGAACTGTGAGAACCTTTTTGTCTAGGATATGGTCTTCCACTTTGTCATTATAACCTGCGAACCTCTCCTTAGCTTGAATGAGTAGATCTTTAGTTAGTTCATTTATAGGATTAGGCAGGTTAAACTTAATTTCAATCTTCTTTAGTATACTCTTCTCAACCTTTCTAGCCTCTTCCGGTAGCTCCTCTATAGCATTAACATCAATCACTACTTCATTCCCCTCACTATCTAGATATTTGAAGAGTCCTGTTTCGTAGTTAAATGTCTTGTCTGGATCAATAACGAACTGAGTCTCATAAAACCTAGCATTTCTATCGTTATCCAGCATTAAAGTAGGTGTTTTGTATTTCCCGAAGATAATAAAGGAATCGTTAACCATCTTAGGAACTTCAATCACAATAGGCTCTGGCATCTCTCCTGTCTCTCTATTCGTGTAGCTTAGCAGGAGTTCGTAATTATAAGTCTGCTCGAGTTCTATTGCTCTTGATAATTCTACTTTTGGGTGAACGACTGATATATTAACCACCTCATAGCCTCTCTTATTTAATGGGCTGTTATAGTAAGATGTTAATACCTCAGGGAGTCTGTTCTCTATGAAAAAATTATAGCTGTTCATTGATCCACGTGTATATTTTTGTGTACTTCTTTAATATATTTTCTACTGTATGCCTAAGTTCTGGTGGAATTGAAACCTCTAAGTCCATCATCGTAGGGTCACTCTCATTTGGGGAAACCTTGAGGGAGTCTTGTTTTATCTCCCCCTTAAGCTCCTCAATAAAATTATCTACGTTGAATCCATCCCATCTTAAGAACCTGCATACACTAAATCTGTGCTCCTCCATAGTTGTTTAGGATTATATAGTTCATTCCATAGTTCTTATTTAGTATATCAAGCAGACCTCTCATAGTTGATCTCTTGTAATCCGGTTTCATCTCAATAAAGTACTCCAAAATATCCTTAGTTACTGGAATTACTTTAGAGAGGAGGTTTACGTGATTAACAAGCTCATCTTTAGTTACTACTAGAGTGTTATTCTCCTTGTATAGTATTACCTCCTTCTCATCTATATTCTCAGCTCCAAGATTAACTTTATGCAGTCGGTCTTGATAACCTTGAAATTCTAAGATAGTGTTGATAGCAGGTATGTCTAAATTCTCCCACTGTGAAGGCGTAAAGTCTATGTTTATTATGCTGGATACGACGTCAGGTAAAGATAGTTCTAAATCTGCATCGTCCTCATAAGTAAACTGATTAACTATTAAATTATCTCGTGTTATAAAAAGTGAAATCATGGTTATAAATTGTTGTATTCTAATTGGCTTCTAAATATAATGTCAAGCGGGTCTTCTCTTTCCGATCCCTCATTCTCCAGTAGATTATCTAAGGTCTTATTAGCGTAACCAAAGGCAATCTTAGATAGGGCAGGAAGTTCTTTAAATGCACCCTTAACTCCTGAATATGTAAGTTGTCCTCCTAAATTAACTGAACAAATACGGTATAAGAATTCGATAAGATCCTCAGTTACATTACCATTAGCTTCTAGGAATTGTTGTCTGAAAACCATATATCTATCTCTAACTGCTTCATCTCCTGTTAATTCTGGATTGCTATACTTATTCATACTCACTACATCAGAGGAGATCTTAGCATGTCGAGGCACTCTAGCTCCTTCTGGGTAATAATAAAGTGTAGGTGTATCTAAGTGTTGAGAATTAATCATGACATCTCCTATATACACACCGATCTTATTACGAGGCAAAAACTGATAACTAATAACACCTTCATACGGCGAATAACTCACTGATGGTTGTATATTGTTATTAGCGTTCTTATTACCTAGTGAAATCGGGAAAGTATCAATAAGCTTAGAAATCGCCTCAAACTTATATGTCGGAGAAAGAAGCTTATGAATATACCCAATAACTTCACCTTTCTTAAAATTATGCAGATTCACGATAAACTCTTTGCTCTTTGGGTAAGTCTCCGTTACATCCCCATATTTAATTGTATAGGTTGTGTCAGTTACTTCTACTAATTCTCCATCTGCTTTAGCCCTATGTATAAACCCTTCATTAATCATCTTAAATGTAGCGTTGTGTTTAATAGAGAGTACAGACTGGGTCATCGCTTCTGTTAAGGTTGTAGAGAACGAGAATCCAATGTTACTGTCTTGATAATAGTCTAATAATTGTGACACTTGGTTTCTATACAGGTTAGTGTCCTTATTAAATATACAAGATGGCAGCTTAACTAGTTTCCCGTAATCTTTCTCTGTCACCTCTTGCCCTTCTATTGTAAGTCTTCCTTTATAGTATGGCGAAGCTTCAACCTCTAAGTAACTATTCCCAGGAGCATCTTTATCTTGAAACTTAAATCCTTTACCAATAGTTACCAGCTGTCTAGTTAAATATCCTGAACCCCCTACACCTTCTTGCTTAATTCCTACTACTTTACGGTTTGTTATTGCATCAGAGTAGTAATCATCGGGTGAGAGTCCATTCAAGAGATTCGTTTCCATCACATCTATAACCCCCTCATTTGATATAGTAATTTTAGGGATAGATAGATCGAGAACCTGCTTCATCTTAATCCTGTTTGAACTCTCTAATCTGTCTTTAATAGCTGGTGTAAGTGAATCCTTGGCTTGTTCAGTAAAGTTCTTATAAGCCTCCGATATTCTAATTAGTTTCAGCTGTGGAGATAGGCTTTCATCATTCTTAATTCTCACCATTTCCTTATGCAGACTCGTATCCAGATCAAGGTATAGTTCATTAAGTGTCAGGGAAGTTACACCTTTAAACTTAACCACCTCTGAACCAAAAGAAGCAAGTTTATGTATAATGTCTAACCTGTCTGACTTAACTGAAATATACTCCATAATAACCAGGATATTCTTTGCATTGATTGGCATACCTTCTCCTATTAAGTCATCTATATTTCCCTTTATGTATGTTGAGAGAAGCAGCCTACCATAACAAGTAAGCTTTCCGTTATACTCTAAAGGTGTGTTATAGTTTATTTTGTTCGTATTTAAGAGCTCTTCTATCTGTGAGGCATCTGTAATCTTAATCGGCTTAGGTCCCATAGTTATTCTACTTCCAAGGTTAAGCCCTAAAAGAAACTCGTGGGAAGGTGTAAGCAAGGTTTTAAGATTTGATTCCTGATAGTATAAAGCTTCTGGTCCTATCCTCTGTTCAACATATTCTGTATAATCCTTAGGTACAGCTGTTATTGAAAGAGAGTCCCCGTCAAAATCAGCTCCATAAGGTTCAATAATAAGAGGATTAAGACCCATTGTAAAGTTATCGTTCAGTACAACCTTATAACAACCAATAGATCCTTTATGTAGAGATGGCGCCCTGTTGATAATCACTCTCCTATCTGTGACCCAACCTCTAAAGTCATCTAAAGTCTTGTAAGTTGTAAAGTCGATATACCTCATTTCTGCATCTAAAGGACTAATCTGGTATTTCTCCCTAAGGTACTCTATGAAATCAGTCTTAAACATCTCATAAGCTACTTTAATTGGAATAGAAACCTCGTCAGCCTTTAAAGTTATATCTGGTACAATGTAATTCCTAGCTGAGTTTGTTATTCTCTTCTTCAGCTGGGTTCTTGCAAAGTTCTGTTTAGATGGATTGTTTAGCTTACTCATTGCCATAATCTGAGATACAACGAATTTTCTAAGCAGGTTTCTATACATCACTTTATCTACCAGTGGGATACCTCTAGCGTTCATCTCAGTATTAACCATTTCAACCATATAGATAATACTTTTGTAGATGACAGATTCTCCCGATACCGCAAGCTCCTTCTTTCCATTAACCGTTCTAATTGCTACAGGTCTTTGGGAAATCGGAGATACGATGATATACTTGTTGATATAGTTCTGAGCTTCCTTGAATTTATCTGGGTAGTGTTTCTCTAGTAAAGCCATAAGACCCTCTAGTGAAGTATAAATCTCATTCCCAACATACTCAAGTGAAGATAATATACTATTCTCCTTCTTGTCATATTTATAATTACACAAACAGAGGTAGTCGATTTTATTTCTTGTACCTTTTGGGATTTCTAATATATCTTGAACTAAGGCTAAAAACTTCTTCTCCTTATATCTGAGTAAATAGTAAACCGTTGTATCTATATAAGCGTAACGGTAAACCTCATCATCAGAAGGCAGTACAGTTGAAGAGCAGATGTTACAAGTGATATTAATTCTATTCTTTAAGTTGCCACAATTACATCTATCTCTAAAAACCGAGCCGAAAAAGTTCTTATCATAAAGCCCTCCATTAATCGGTGAAAGTTTTGTTGAGTTAGCTTCTCCTATCTTAAGGTTAAAGTCATTATAGGTTGTAACTTGCTGCCCTCTTGCTAACTCTAATATTCGCTGGTCTGATACCGCCTTATATCCCATAGTTCAAAATTATCTGGTTAAACTTCTTAGTCAATTCTGGGTCGTTTAATTTATCAACTAACTTCCCTGTAACTATATTAATATTATCTTCGTAAGTCCCTTTGTTCATATTTAAAGCCTTGAGAATGACAGGAAGAGGTGGGTTTATTATTTTCTGATACTCCTTCCTAATCTCACTGAATAATTTTCTCTCAGCTGGTGGTGCGGATATGTACTCTGTGATGTTGTGAGTTATCCGAATTAAAGCTAAGTTATTCTGTCTCTTAAGTAGTGTGATAAGTTTTGATTTAGGGAATTTAGCTTCAAACCTTTCTATACCCGTCTGCCAAAAATCGGTAAACTGTGAAGGGTAATTGTTAAACTCTAAAATAACTTGCTCATACTCCTTAGGCTTATACAGTGTGCTCTCCTTGTAGTAGAAATTAGACTGCAGGAATTTAGCTACGAGGGCTTTTAATAGATTTGGTCGTGTATTCACTTGTTCTACTTCCTTAATAAACTCATTGACCTCCTCGACTAAGATTCTGGTTATAATATCATCTGTTGACTCTACCATTTTAATAGCTGAGTTTCTTGATTCAATTTCTAACCCTTCCTCATCAACTTCCTGATTCTGATCCTCTTCCCACTCTTTGATAATCGTTCTATTCTTCCCGTTAATGTTTAGTACAGATTCGATATCCCGGAGTACTTTATTGTAAGATGTATTCCGTTCAAATGAAGATAAGATCAGTGTCATAGAGTTAATTGAGTCTTCTGAACTAATCTGCTGGTACACCTCCATCAAGCGAGTAGACCTTATATCCACCCCTGAGGAGCCCTGTTGTGTCATGTCCATATATTATAATTTATCTTTTTAGTTGTTTTAGTTCTTTCTGTTTTTGTGCTACTAGTTCATTGATGTCATAACTAGGGAACTTTTCTGGATTCTTTTTCTTATTTGCTAAAACCTCTCTCAATCTCTCTAAAAGCGGTTTTTCTCCTACTTCCTCTAAGATTAACCTAGCTATTGTTTGGAAGGATAAATCTAACTGAGCTCCCATATCAAAGATCTTACCTAAAACCATGAACTCGTATCCTATATTAGATGTTTCGTGAGTTCTGTAGATATGGCCTCTTCCTTCATAATAGTTTAGCATCTGGATATACCTTTCGTAATACCTTCCAGATAATTCACAGGTGGGGTCTAAGTTTAGTTCGACATCTACATGCAAACTCGGTGTAATTATTCCAGTAAAGAGGTATATGTGAGTCTTGAGGAAGCTAATAGGAGTTACCCCATCATGTTCAAAGGCATATCTAGTGAAAGTCTTGCCTTCTTCCATCCATACTTTGTTCCTGTCAAAATTAGGCGCACTTCTTAAATTATAGTGAACAGCTTTAGGTACAATCATATTCCCATTTTTGTCTGACCTGAAAGTAAGCTCCTTAGGATCCATCCACTTCTCAGCTTTAGATCTACTTGAATATTTAAAGAAATCTGACTGAACACAAGGACCTGCTATATTAAGATTAACTGTTCCTAGTCTCTTGTTATACGCTACCTCTTTTCCTTCCTTGTCTCGTTGTTCGAATATAGTAAAGTTGCAGCTCATATCTCTAATAAACGACTTAAGTGCCTCTATTGAATGAACAACTTTTTCTCTATACGCATCAGCTTCTTTCTTAATGTCAGGTAATCTCTTGCTTTTATAATTTCTTGGATCGTAACCTTTAAAGTATCTCTCAGTCTCCAAGTTAAGTATATAAGCATTCTCTGGATTTCTAAGGGCAATATGAAACCTCTTAGCTGCATCTGATTTTCCTTTTCTATATGACCAGTTTATGTTTTTGTCTGATTGTCTTCTAAATTCTTCTACATCATAATTAACCAAAACTGAACATCTTCTGCTTCTTAGTTCGTGCATTAATGTTTGGAATCTACACTTAGCTCTATCGTAAACATTAACTGAATCTAGGAAGTCTTTAAAAATTAGAATGTTGTTAGATGTGTTATATTTGTCAACTAACTGATCTAATGCTTTTGGTGATAATTTGTCTTGATTTCTGTATCCCTTAGAATTTTCATATACAATCTTAGGGTTACGTTTTAATATTTCTGGCATACAACTCTTAGCATCTTCTTCTGGATTACTTGAGATGAATACCAATGTGAAATCTTTAATACCTTCTCCGCTTAATAATTGGTTTAGGATGTTGTCTGAATTTTCTCTTAGCTTCTTGTTGAATAAATCATTAGAAATGGCTATCATAATATATTGGTGATTTTAGTGTTAAACTTTATTTTCAAAAACTCACAAAGAAGATATAGCAAAAACCAGGCCAAAATCTTCTTTTTACACCTATAAGGATTTCCACAGAGTTCTAGCCGGTCAACTTTTTAGGTCTATAGCTAACTAATTGATTATCAGACTTGAACAAACCTACCCATGTTATAAGGAATATATAATATTATTATAGCGTCGCTACGTTACACTTCGCTCCTAAACTGAAGATATAACTAAAAAAAAAAATCAACCAAGAAAGTTTAGCTTATATTTTATTTCTACTTTTTAAATATACGATTTAACTTTAGATGAACTGGGCGGGGATCTAATGACCCCGCCAGAGATTAACCTAATAAGCTCATAAAGGTATCAAAAATCGATTATCTCTATTAGTTTAGTATAATTACCTTACTTTAAAAAGATCTTAGCTAAAATGTACCTTTATGGAGCTAAACCATTTTATTAGGTTAAATTCATCTATCCGATTCTACTACCCTTTCAGTCTTACCAAAGTTGAACTAACTAACATGGGCTGCTTTATTGTTAACCCTTATTAATACAACCCTTTCGGTAAACTGTTTAAACTTTTCTTCATTTTTCTAAACTCTCTTGGTTGATAATTGTGTTAAGACTAGCCTATGACGTTATTTGAATAGGTCTAAAAGTTTCTTGGTGTCAAACTCTATTACTCCTTCATTCTTTAAACCTATTAATCCGATAACTGTCATAGCTGTATACGCTGCTACTCTAAACATTGAATTCATAATCTATAAACTTTAAATTGTTAATCTTTCTTTTTAAACCAGTGAAACATAGTCCTACTCATGTCTTTAATGGTTCTATGCTCAGCTCCCCACAAACAAATTACTAGAACTTCGATACTCTCCTTATTGCACAACTCCTGAACCTCCTTACTCCTAATCTCAAAAGTCCAACTCGAATCTCTGAAGTAAATCTTGCTGTCATCATTTAGTGTCAAATTGTCAGTTAAATTACCAAACAAAACTGGACACAACTCTTCAACCGACTTCATAATATTTCTTCCGTTGATACCCTTGAATAATAAGTGGAATCTGAGGTTGTCATCTTTATTGCTCATTTTTATTGTTATTTTCTTTTTCTCTCCAAAGTTTTAGCCCGATTAACCTAATAAGTGGATAACACAAGGCTGACATTATAAGGTTTACTTTAGTTCCTGTTAATGCTGCAAATAGTACAACACAAGCTAAGAACAAGATAAACCTACCAAATTCACTAAGACATCCTCCCATATTGCTACTTATCTTTATCGTTATATTCACAAAGTTTAAACCAAATGTACCTAATGAATGGATAAATCAAGGCTGGCCATACTAAACTACCCTTCCACTTCAATATCAGCCCAAGTATTATCACACCTAACATATAAAGTAAAAACCAGCCTATCTCAATTAAACAACCTCTATCCTCCTCTCTTTCAAAATCACTTTTTCTTTTTGTCATTTTCGTCGTATTTGTATTTTTTACTGAGGTAGTGAGCGATAGTGTTTCCATTTTTCTCCTCCTCATGTCCTTTCATCCACTCTATCTTCAAATCCTCAAAACCTTCCTTTAGTTCTTCATACTTCTCCCATAAATCCAAATTGCTGCTGTGGTTTATCTCATCTACTACATATTGGGAATCGGTGTAGAGGGTGGTTGGGAATTTATTGAACCTATGCTTTGTTAGATATTCAAGTCCATTAATGGCAGCCAAGAGTTCTAATCTGTTAATAGTAGTTCCTTCCTCTTTTCCATATAGCCTCTTATACCCTTTCTTACTAAAATTCAGTTCCATATAACAACCCCAGCCACCTCTTTTCTTTCTCATATCATAGCTGCCGTCTGTATACAACTCTATATAATTTTTCTTATCCTCTCCATTCATATTTTAACTTTTCTCCTATTTTACTTAAGTGTTTATCAATTCTACCTCCTTCTATAGTTAATTCATTTCCTTCTCCCATATCAAGTGCATCAACTACAAACCGAGTCCCTGAGTTCAACTTTACTTTTACCTTATTATTACTACTCCCTTCTCCTACAAAAGATATCCTAAATGACCTAGTGAAGTTGAAGTTAGTTAAGTCTAAGTCCACCTCATTTGAAGCTCTATGTAAAAACACCTTGAAACCATTTACATCAACTCTTACACTACTCCTTACATTAATTTTACCACCTTCCCAAGAATTAACATACCCAAGTGACCAAGGAGCGTTCTCTTCAGCTATATCTATATTTAATTCTGAGTTTGAGTGTAATTCTAGAGATTCTACCGGGATATAGCTGTTAGTCCCTAGAGTTGACCCATAGAGCATAACTTTATTTACTTTCTTATTTCCATATGTAGTTGTAGTTTCAAAGTCGGAACAGAGGAAGGTTATTCTTTTAAATTTGTCATAGAACTTGAACACCTGAGTACCTTTTGCATTAACTATAATAAGCTCATCGATACACCACATATCCTCCCCTTCAAATACCTGCTGATCTTTAAACATTCCAGAAATCCAACTATTAGGTCTCCAGTTAAGATTCAGCAGGTTAACAAGACTATTCACAAATCCATAATCACCCCACTTATCCATGTTTCTATTTATCTGATTAACTCTTTCAATTGGGTGATCTTCTTCATAGAGTCTTTTAATAATCTCAGTTCGCTTTGTATTATCTAATTTCATAATATACTCCACTATTAATTAACTCTTTTGCATTTATAGAACTACCACCTTCAAGAATAACCTTCACACCTTTAGTATCACCATTCCAGAAACCAAAGTTAACCACAGTATCTGGACTTACTTTTAGGTGAATATAGTGATTAGGACCTGAGTGATTGAAGAAAATCTCGAGTTTATCTATTTTTAATTTCCTAAGGTCTAATTCAGCTCTACTATTCTCCCCAGTAATCCTTAAATAAAACTCTCCACCCTTAACTTTATCCTCTACCTCAGCTTTTATTATTAACTCAGTCTCCTCTCCATTTATAGCTACTCCACTTAATTCAATACCACCATACTTACTCTGCTCTTTTAGGTTGATAATTGCCTTAGAGTGGTTTTCCATAGTGATACACGTTATAGAAGGTGGAGTTATAGTTGCTAATTGAGATCCATATAAATCAACATGTTCCACTGAATACAGCCCTTGAAATCCATCCATTAGCTTAAACTTACTGGAGAAATACTTAACTTGTCGGGCATTAGGAATTATATACTCATCACTTGTAACCTTAGCAAAATACTTAACCTCACTCCCATGATCACTTAATTCCTCATTCTCATCAAAACACTCGCTAATCTCACTACCTAATCTAAAATCAACTGGATCTCTCGAAATAAAGTTGATGATTACATTAGGGTGAGCAGAGTATATATGGTTGTTGAGAATACTTAGAGAACTGCCTTTAAAACCTTCATCCTCTAGTAAAGCTTTGTATAACTTTTCTCTTTCCATTGATTGTTATTTTATTCTTGTTAATACTTAGATCTCTTATTGTTATTCTTGTGGGATCTGGATGAGTTATATTTATTTCACAACCTTTATCTCTATCATGTATCCCACCCTGAATTACAATCGAACTATTTGGTAAGTTAGTAAAGTCCAAGTCTAATATAATATCATCTCCTTTTAGACTTAAGTTGAACGTATTTTTAGACTCTTCTTTTACTTCCGACGATATACTTAAACTACTGTAACCAAATACTTTATAATGAAATGAACTAATGCCAGGTCTTCTAGGTTTACTCTGATTGATTTCTAAACCCGAACTATACCAAACAAAGGTCTCATCGGAAACTAAATCAAATCTATCAAGCTTAACAATACTTCCTGAGACAAATAAATCCTTAGCAAACTCTCCTTCAACATCTACAGTATCCAACTCTAAACTAAATATACTATCTAAAATCTCTATACTCCTCCCAATTAGTACACCTAACTCTGAGGCTTTCTGTTTACCACTCATGTTGATCAAGTAGAAATCTGAAACTAGCGCATTGTAAGATTTGGTAACTACAGTATTCTTTTCAAACGTCTTCCTAAATACACCCTTTCCTTCATATTCCATCTTTAGAGCAGTCACGAGCCCATAATCATCAGTAGAGGTAGCTTCAAATCTCCTAAGAAAACCTAGATCCAACTCTTCACTCTCTAATATTTGTCTCATTATTGGTTTTGCATTCATCTCTCTATTAATGTGTTGTTTTTCAGTGAGGTTTCCTTTTCAATTACTACTAGGTTCTTCTCATTAGCTCCTATAATTTCCACTTCATTTCCCACTGCTGTTGTACTAAAACTAATCACTACTGACATATTTTTAAAGTTTCTCAGATCTATTTTAACTGTATTATTATCCCCTTCAATTCTGATATTTAACTTTAACTTAGACATAACAGGAACTTTAGAGGATATACTTAGGGTGTTTGGGAAATAGCGTCTTCCATTAACCGAATACTTCATCACTAAATTATCCTCTATATCTGTGGTTTCATTCTCTATAGTTAGGTTTGAGTTGTAGCCTAAGACACACGAGGATTTAATCATGTCAAACTTATGCATCCTAAGGTTACTATCTCCCAAAAGCAAATCAATCACATACTTATTAGAGCTTAGGAAGAGTTTATTAAAATTACAATTACTCAGATGAAGTCGCTCTACCCAAATTACATGCCTCCCAATTCTTTCTTCAAATTTTCCCTCTCCATTAACTACAGAATAAGACTCAGTAACTATAGGAAGTTTATGCATTAGCGGCCAGAGTTCCTTTTTACTAATCAGAAGTTCTCCCTTATTAAAATACTTATAGAGGTGCTTAATGTCAAACTCACTCTGTAATGGTAAATAGAAAACCTCCTCAAAGAACCTCCCGTCACTATCTAACGTTTTCGCATTCTCCAGCCACTTATCATATAGATTTTCCATTTGAAGTAGCTCTCTCGTTATTTCTTTTCTATTCATAATTTTCTCCATTTATCATTATTTTATTTACACTTTTGTAATCCCAATACATACCATTAAGTGTAACCCTTCTTGGACCGGCTATTATGTTAATCTCATTATTCTCAGCCCCTTTATGAAAATCAAACTCAACAGCGGCGTATCGAAAATTAGTCAAATCAATCTCCACTTTACTATTACAAGAGCGAATCGTGATGTGGAAAAAGAAGTCATAATCACTCCCAATATATACACTAGACTTTATCGCCAAACTACATTCATCCCCTAAAAGTCTATACTGCCTACTTATATACCTAGAATCATCTTCATCCCAAAACCGTAAGAAGTTCTTTACCGCTCCCCAAATTGGAAACCTTCTTTTGTGATCCATGTTAAACTCAGTTCTATCTAGAAGAATATAGGATCCACTAGAAAAGAGTAGATTATCAACACTAACTTTGCTATCAAGGATGCCTATATTGCTCACGAAATGTTTATTACCCTCACTTGTTATGTTAATTTTGCTATTCACTATATCGATGAATCTAGAAGCCCCTGTGGTATTTAGGTAGTTCTTTAAGTTAACCTCATTGTCAATACTGTGATTAACTAAGATGAACGAAGGCTTACCTCCAAGTGCTATATCGTCTTGTCTAATAATTTCAAACTCCTTAAACATTGCATAAACCCTACCATCCCCAAGAAATTTCCCGAACTTACTAGAGAACAATATATACGCTATGTCAAAATAACTAAGAAAATTCAACTCTCCTAATTCTTTTATAGGCAAGGTTTCACACTCTACTAACTTCCGGTACAATTCATAACTTCCTGATTCCATTTACTTTAACCATATTTTCTACCCTAACAGAATTCTCACTCAAATAATAATCGGCTACTACATTTCGGTCATCTTTAACATTAATTATATCCACTTCATTATCTCTACAAAAATCACCAAATATAATCTCTACATTCCAACCGCTCAAGTTCTCCATATCTATTATCACCTTGTTGTTTGTAGTTCCCTCATATCTAAAGTCTAGTTCAATCGTATAATCTTTAGTGCCACCGACTGGAGCAACTTTAGAAGATATATTAAGCACGTTGTTAGACCTGAGGATATTGAATCTTAGAGCGTAGGGGGTTACTAGAGGTTTTACATTCAATATTTCTAAAGTAGTATCACCAGCTAGAGAGTAACCCTTCCTTGAAAAATTAAAATCCCAAAGCTTCAAGTTACTATCTCTAAGTGCTGTGTAAGCTTCAACAAACCAACTCTTATACCCACTAAAACTCTGAACGTTACAATTATGAATATAGAGAGCAGAGAGTTTATCGATTAAGTCCTTTGTAAATAATCTAGGAACACTTGAAACATGTCCATCAAAGTTAATCATAATGCCACTAGGAACGGTTTTCGGAACTTCCCATATGACAAACTCTTTACCGAAATGTGGGTAGACCTTAGACATGTCATCTGTTTTCGCTTGTAAGGCTAGGTTCACAAAGTCAAAGTCAGATCCTCTCCTCTCTAAACTCTTAATAAAGTCAAACTTAATGTTATTATCCTGTAAGAGTTCCTGTATTATTTTCTCTTTGTTCATACTGTCTAATTCCGTTTATTATTATCTCATTATCTTCAAACATCTCACTACCGCCATTAATACCGAGCTTTACTGATTTATAAGGATACCTAGCGTTTATGTTAATTCTACAACCCTTACAACCACCATGCATCGTTAAATCTACAACTCCTTTCCTAAATTTCATCAGGTCTATATCCAGCGTATTGAAGTGAGTGGCAATCTCTATATCTAACCTGAAATCTTTCTCTGGAGCTGTATTTGATCTAAAGGTTAACTTACTCCCCATCCCCTCCATTGCAAAACTAAGATACGAAGGAAGAGTGACAGCCCCATTAACCACATGCAGCTCACTATCAGAATCTAAGGCGTAATGGTGTACACTAGAGTTATTTCCTAGATGAGCTGTTATTCTACTATCATGCAACACAAAAGCCACAAACTCATGAAAAGATACATCCTTAATAATAGTCTCACTCCCAAAGAAACCAAAGAACTTACTGTCTCGATATTCTTTTAGTGAGATCTCAGGTTTATTATAGTTGAACGCTCTCCAAAACTTCCAATTCCTAGTACCTTCATCTAAAACAAGTATCTCATTCTCACCAAACAAACTACCTACAACCTCCCCTCTATACTTAGCTAGAACCCTCAGTGCATCATTTAAGTTTCCAGTGTACGCCATCTCATCTACAATAAACAGATCAACATTCTCTAACTCTGCAACCCTTCTACACAATTCTTCTTTAGTCATCATGTATTCTTTCTATTTTCAGTGTGTTATTATTATCTGTGAAGTTCTTTTCGGTTTTAACAACAAACTCTGGAACCATGTGTCTTACTACTACTTCATTATTCTTGGCAAACGACATTCTCTTTAGCGTTACTCCAGATCTAATCCCAAAGTTATCCATATCTATTATTACCTTATTATTCTCTCCATACAAAACCAAAGTAACCTCAATATTAACTAACTCTAGAGACACTTCATTACTAAACAAAACTTCTGAATTATCTCCAACTACTGAAATCAAAATATCATCAACTGGGCTCCAAGATTCACTAAGATTCACAATTTTCACGTCACTGTTAGAATCTATTAACCACTCCGTAAAACCCCCATACACATTAGACACAACCTTACTCCCACAAGTTTTAATTTTCGGTTTATATTCATTGAAGTCTTTTGAGATAGTTACATCAGAAGCTCTAAACTCTAATGCTTTATCTCTCCTCTCTGTAGTCAAATTTGTAATCTCTCCTCTGTAATTAATAAACCTAACGACCTCCCTTGAAGTATCTCTATAAGAACCCTTGTAGTCCTCTTCTGGTGATCTTACTATTTCATTCTCCTCAAAACACTCACTAGCTGGGCTTCCAATGCTCCAATCTAAATCCTCTACTATTGTACCTAGCTCAGTAAGAAAGAAGGAATCAGGGTAATCTTTTTCTTGTAACCTTCTGATATCCTCTAAATACAACTCCTTCTCACTCTCCAAAACTATCTTAACCAGCTTTTCTCTGTCCATTTTTCTCCATTTATTATTACTGTATTTGAATTTTCTTTGTTAGTATTTACAGTTAGCTTACCTTCATTCTTCATTCCAATAATCTTAACATAGTTGTCCTTAGCTATATGAGATCCTCCAGATGTATTGTAAAACAGAATATTAACCTGGGCATTTGGAATTTTACTTAGATCTAATTTCACTCTATTATTCGAACTGTACATTGTTATCTTTAGAACCAGTTGAACATCCGTTCTCACCTTAGAACTTAACTCAAAGGTACTACCCACTATTCCACTTGTAGATGAAAAGGTAACCTCTAAGCCACTATAACTCCCCGGCTTTGGTTTAAATTCTCCTTCTACAGTTAAGTTAGACCCTTCTCTTATCTCATACCTAGACGCTGCGAATAAATGATTAACTAACACCTTTGAACCAACTAAACTAACTGTCCTAAGCTTTCGTTCTCGTATATAATCACTAAACTTAATAGCTGCATCTGATCCAATTAATTCTAAGTCATTCAGCGGTTTAGTGTCCTGGCTAACCTCATAATCTCCCTTCCAGTTAATCTTCATCAAACCTTTGTACTTCCTTAGAGTCTTAGCCCTTTTGAAACACCGTTCTACAAAACCATTACCACTTCTCCAGTCTATACCCCTAACTTGCAGTACATATAAATTCACCCAGTCATAGTCAGTTTGGAATCTATGGTGCTTGTTGAAACCTATAACATCCTCCATATTAACTCCTTCTAACTCTAAGGCTATTTTATTCATTGTATCTTTCATGACTTCTAACACGCTAAATAAATTGGATTAGGAGTAAGTTTCCCATTCACTAAGGTCTTATTCTTGTACACTCCATCACCATCTACATTCACTTTTACTTCTTTTGATACATTTATTAACTCTATCATATTACCCCTAGCCAATTCCCCAAAACTAATATTCACTTTCTTCACACCTACATACTTCTCTAGATCTATTACTACCTTAGAGTTATCACAGTCTGAGAAGAAGGTTATGTGTATCTCTTTTAGGTAGTCATCCATTACTTCTGAGGTCATATTGAATTTACAACCTTTATAGGGATCCGAGGACTGGTAGAAAGCTAACTCTAAATGTTCTCTTCCTCGATGCCCTGATGACCCTGTTTTATTTATTATACTTACCTCAGAAGATTCTCCTATGATGTAACAGCTGGATAAGAGAGGATTACTTATGATAACTTTAGAATTAATGATAGTGAGGTTAGAGAAGACATTTTTATAGTATTTCTCCCCTAAAAATGTAACATCACTCGCCATGAACACACTATTAATATCTAAAACTGGACCATATTTGATCTCGCCTTTACACTTCACGAAATAATTGTTAGTCCACTCATCCTCTGTAACTAGCTGGGTATCCTCATTAAAACAACTCAACAAATCCTCTCTAGTCCAATCTATAAAACAGTTAGTAAATGCAGAGTGTAATAAAGAAGCCTCATCCCAACTAAGATCTAAATCCTCATCGGTTAAGTCTACATCTTCATCTTCTAGTAGTAACCTTAAAAACTTAGTCGTGTTCATAATTCTCAACTATTACTTTGATCCACTCTTCACTAAATGTACGTAATCCATCTCTATCTGATTCGCTATCTACAGCTATAAAAGTATTAACGTCATCTAATTCTGTTTTAATCTCACAATCTACTAGTACAACATTCTTACAATTCTTTATAGCCCCATTAGATAAGAAGTTACAATTATTAGCTAGAAAACTTTTAACATCTACAAATCTAATCCCCTCTTCCTTAAAACCAGATTCGACAATACTTACATTCTCACAATTGGCAAACATAACCTCAATTAAATTAACGCCTATAAGCCTAATTCCAGTACTCTCTCCAGTTACATTAATCCTACCTATCCCACACCCTTCTATTACTGTATCATTTTGTATTATAGATTTAGAGTAGATAGATGAATTTATAACCCTGGCCTCCTCACTTATTATATGCACATCTTCTCCTAAATAACTATCCACCACATTCTCTTCACATCTAACCCAACCTCCCGTAGTTCCATCATCATTATAGTATCTGTAGAGTGTGAGACTATTATTTAGTGTGCATGTTTCATTCTTCTCTATCCTTCCCATATCCTTTGATTTTACTGATTCTTAAATGTATGTCTGAATGGATTACTTTAGGTTTTTCCTCTCCATTGTATCTAGGGTTGTTATAATTCTCCTTACACATAGCCTCATAGTCCTTCAGTTTCTTATTTAATTCAGCCCATTTTTCTAGTTCAGTAAAGTCATATCTTGTGTTAACTCTACTCTCAAACTTATAACCCTTATACCCGTCACTTCCATAATCACTTGCTTCATTTGCTATCTGGGTTGAAAAAGTGTTACACCAATCCTTACGACTCTTTATCAATTCCTCAAACATCTCCTGCTCCTTTCTAAACTCAAGTGCTGCATCTAGTGGTGATAAATATCCTTCTTCAACCATAGCTACCCTATTTGCAAACTCGTCCTGTAACTGCGTAAAATACTCCTTAGACATTCCCATAACTTTGCTATTTAGATTTATTATTAAACTGTGATGCTACAAACTCCCTCTGGCTGTCTGTTAACGAATACATTTTCAGCTCTTGGTAGTCATTCTTTGTTTTATAGCTGCTAATCTTTCTCTTTAAGTCGTCATTGGAGATTAGATTTACCTTACCTTTAAACACTTCTAAACCTACTCCTAAATAACTCCCTATCTTTGTTAATGCATCTGTTGTAGCTCCTTTATACGCATCTCCAAGGTCTTTATTGTTATTCCCTCCATAGCACTCATAGTAGATACCTTTGTCTGGAACTTCAAATATAACCTTTACTACAACAGCCTCATCTTTTCTCTCCACAAATTCTACCTTAACTCTCCAACCGCCTACTCCAAATACCTCATTAAATCTCTCAGTTACATATATCCCTTTTATTGAAGTTAGGTATGGTTTTCCCGGAATAGGTTGGAGTGCTTCTTTTGGGAGTTCTTTGCTTAATTCCTCTGCTATATTTTTCATCTTATCTTGTCTATTATTATGTTCTTCTCGTCTAGGATTACGTTGATTTCTTTAGAGCTTTCTGGATATCTTATTCCCGTCATTAGTAAGTTCCCCATCTCATGATCTCTAAATCTCTCTTCTAACTTAATATCCACCTCTCCACTAAAATGAACATCACTAATTACTACATCTCTATATAACGACAAACCTTGAAATAGACAAGCAGAGGATAACCCAAACCCATCTATCATTAATCCAGTTACATACTCATCGTGTCCAGTTAAACCTAAGTCAGAATTATCAAGGTAGACATCATTTATTATTATCGACTCAAAATCAGTAATCTCCACCATAGCCTCCTTCTCTAAGCACATATCTATTACATCAATTAGACCTCCACTAAATAATTTTAAGCTACTTCCTCCTCTAATCCTTACGTTGTCTAATTTTATAGGGATCAAGGGGTCATTTAGTGCAAAGTCTTCTGATACTCCCATATGTAAAACTCCATCTACCTCACAACCAATAAGTACTGAAGCTCTACGTGACTCAATAACCGAACCCCTCTTTACTCTTGTGTCGTTTAAGTTAAAAGTGGTACCTGGATTAGTCTCATTAACGTGGAATACAACAGCTCCTTCTTCTACCCAACTATTTCCACCAAGCCTAACTGATAAACTTATATAACCTCCTTTCTCCTTGGTTTCTTTATTAATTACCCTATAGATGAGACCTAAGTTTTCGTCCTTATGGTTTCTGTACTCTATAGTGTCATACTGGTCTATTTCTATTTTTGCCATTTGTTCTCTAAGCTTTCTTTTACGTCTACAATTAAGTTACCTGAAAATCCACAATCCTTTATATGAACATGGGAATTCCAATCAGGTGCATCTATGTCTAATATTATATTCCCATTAAAGATAGAGTCTGTGATTTCAACCACGGATCCATCATTACGAGCTAAGTCTATTCTAAGTACTCCTGAAGCATCTACATTGACTATTCTAATAAGCCTTCCTCCTATTGAACTAATCGACATACACCCAATCATACTAACACTTCCTAATTCAATCCCTGTAGAAAACTCCTCCGCTGTACCTATTACCATTAAGCCGGACAAGTTACTTAGAGTGATCTTATTGTAAAAATACTCACTAGCTTCTATAACACAACCCACCAAAGTAGAGTTATTGGTTATATGTACAGACCCAAGACTTAATAATCCGTTAGCCTTAGAGTATATTTGTGTACCATGTAATCTTGAACTACTTGAAACGTGAACCCCAGAAGTTATCCAAGAGTTAGAATCCAAACATTTAGGGTCTCCCACTTTACCTCCAAACTTATCCTTAACCGCTTTATACAATTCGTGTTTAGGCAGCATCTCTACCCTATAAAGTTCAGGCTCTTCCTTAATAAATCTTAGAGTCTCGTCCGGATTTATATATACTTCTTCTGTCATGATTCTTCTTGTTTTTCGTTAATTTTGTTGATATTGAACTCTGAGTAAACCCCTGATTTTGTAAGCCAGCTATCTCCAACGTAAGTCTCTTCAGATAGTATTAAGGCTCCATCTTCAACGTCTATTATGGAATTTTCTACCTTAGTTCCACCTACTACCATTACATTCCCTGAGATAGAAGAGTTGTCAATTAAGCATCCCCTATCTATTTGTACATTCCCAGTTAAGTTTGAGTTATGTATAATAGAGTTACCAGATATTTGAACATTTCCGCTTACCTTAGAGTCTCCTCTTACATGACCTGAACCTACATAAGCATTTCCCATAACTACACAACCCGTTAAAACCTTAGCTTCTGGACCTACATTCTTTAAACTCTCTACGTGTCCCCAACTTACTCCATCTACAATTAGTCTATATACCGTAACTCCATCTACTACTTTCTTATCTTCTAAGTCTAGTTTCATATTGATCTGTTATTAATTATTGGTAAGCTGATTGGAAGATTAAGATTTCTCATACAGTCTATATTACTAATTATTCTAGATCTCTGAAATCGCTCATCTAAAATATCTAAATTAACCTTACTATTGCTAATGATAAAGTTCCCTATACTCATGTTGTTGTTATTCCCTAAGTAAACTAAAGAATCCACAATAATCCCACTATCTAGAAACTTATTAGATTGCCCTATGTCTGTTGTTATTGAGGGAGGGTTGGCACCGATTACTGTAGAGTTTCTTATTGTCAATGTCCCAGATCTAACTCTAAATGTAGCCAGTTCAACTTTAGAGTCTATAATAAATACCTGTGAATCCCTCCTAACAATATTAGTTCTGATAGTAGTGTATGCAATATTAGACTTACCTTGAATGATTACTATAGATTCACCTTCAGGATTGCCGATATTACTATTAAGCACGGTTGAATCCTTACTTACAAACACTTCTCCATACAGTAAGCTATCTCTAACTTTAGCGCCATCCTCTACTTTGGCTAACTCTGAGAAATAACCCATAACATAATCTGTAGACTTATCAATAGCTGCAAAACAATCCTGTGACTCGCCACCAGGTATAGTTTTGTCTAAATAGTACCAACCTTTGTCAACTAAATGTGTTTGCTCTCTGTTACCTTCTCTGTCCATTTTGTATCTTTTGTTATATGATATTCGTTGTATCCAGAGTTATTATAGTGACAATTCTCCATTCTTAAATCCCCACCACCTCCCTTCTTAACTATAGTGTTGTATCCGTGAAGTAAACAGCCCGCCATGTATAAGAAACTCTCACTATTTAAAATCAAATCTCCATGAATCTCTACATCCACTAAGTTTATGGCATATTTTTCAGGAAGATCGATTATTACATTACCAAAAATATTCACCCTGAGGCAATGAAGCTGTCCACTACCATGTACAACAAGGTTCCCCTCTACTCGACTATGAGACAGGCTAACATAAGATCTATCATCTAGGGCTACATTTGAATTGATTTCAGAAGCGTATAATCGTAAATCTGAATCCTCTCTACCTCTTGAAAGTAAACTCCCCTTAAACTCAGATCCTTTGTCCATTATTAAATTTCCATCTAAGTAGAATATATTATCTCCAACTACACTATACTTCACAAAAGATTGATCAGAAGGAGCTATCCAAGAGCGGTCACTTATGAATGAATCTGGAGAAATAGTAACCCCTGCAGCTCCAACCATAGTTTCATCAAAGCATACAGGGTTATTCTTATACATCTTACTGGGATCACCAATTACTTTCATTATCTTCTGCATCTGTTAACTTAGAATCAAAAACCTCCATAGTATCATCTTCTATCTTCTCTCCATCAACAAGTACTTTATCAATCAACATCGCTCTCCTAATGTAATCTGGAAACCTAACCCCAATATTCTTAACCTCTATCAAAGTACTCTCTATCATGTGGATTCCCCTATACTTATTGTTGTCATCAGGATCGTTACTGTAGGTTATCTCACAATCTTTAATATAACACTTTTCGAATGCATGACAAGCCTCTGGAGAATCACTGACAAAATTAACGTTCTCTACAAAATTATCAAGTCTAAGAGCTAAGAATGGAACTTTAATATCACTATTCTTGACTACCGTATTCCCCATAACTTTAATATCCCCGCATAGGGTTGAGGTATATACTTTAGCATTTCTAGCCACTCTTATAACTGAATCTTCTGAAGGTAGGAACTCACTATTAATCACCACCGCATCATCTGTTATCACCACCTTACAACCCTTCTCAAACCAAGTATCTACAACCTTAGCTGATTCAGAGAGAGTAACTTCAACCTCATGTCCAAACAACACATTATCCCCTATAAACATATCCTTCGTTGCATTCAGTATCTTCACTCCCTTTATTACCTCATTTGTAGTTGTGTCAATTAAGGTCTCCCCTACTATTTTATATTTAGTCATTTTCATTCTCAGTTACATTTTGGTTGAACATATTAGTTGCATCTAGGACATATTTCTGTAAGTTCTTAAGCGTATTAACTTCCAAAACTCCACAAGTACCTCCATTATTTGATATCTCGGTTTTAATAAGCTCTACAGAAGGTTTTAACTCTAAATTAGCTTCAAACTTACACTTATTGAGCCTAACTCTTTCCTTAATATATACATCCCCAATTATATCACTCTTTCTAATACATATAGCCTCATCTTTTTCTTCGCTCCCTATTAAGTTAATCTCCCCTTCAAATAAACAACCTTGGAGAATTGCTGCACCTATAATGTTAACTGTGCCTTTGATTTGAGTACCTTGAATAACTGCCCTTGAACCTATAAACCCCTCTCCTTCGATCTTAGAGTTATCCATTATTGTTGCACCCGCTTCTACTTCCACTCTACCTATGATTGTGCAGTTTGGAGATATGAAACTTAGAGGTGATATTAATTCCGGGAACTCTACTAAACCCCCAAGTCCCCCCTGTGGTAACTCTATTCTCTTTAAAGTCTTGCCGTCTACTGTTTCTTCGTGTTTTACTTTTATTTCTTTGTTGATCATAATTTTGTTTGTTTAGATTGTCTTGAAACCTCTATGCTCTGGCGCCGATACTATCTCTCCATCAATCTGCCTATTTTTATAAGTTAGGGGCTCTAGTATTGTCCAAGTAGATCCATTTAGAACCCCGCAATTAGTAAAAGATGCTTCAGTCTCTGTTTCATTTCTTGGGTTTAAATTTAAAGTAGATCTTAAGCCTATGCAGATGTTATTTATTTGAAGTTTGTCTAATGCCTTTCTTACCTTCAAATTACTTTTTTCACACATCTTAAGTCCATTTACTTCAACTATACTATCAGGGTTAACTCTAATCTCAACTGAAATCCCATCCTCAAATACACAATCTTTAAACACGATGGGATTCTTTAGGTCTTCGCTTCCAATAACTTCAAATGACTTTATCACACCTATAACACAATTCTCAAAGGTGACATTTTCTATATCGTTCATAATTTAACTGTTTTTGTATTCCATGCTGCGACCACTAAATTATTTATACTTGCAGCTTCTTTAGTTCTACCTGTTTTTACCTTTAATATCGAATACTCCCTAAGATCTACATTAGCTATAGTTAGGTTTTGATTACCCTCTATTTCTATTTCAGCATCTTTATCCATCACTACATCACTAATTATTATATCTTGTGGGTTTTCTAGGTGTATATGGCTATTATCTCTCATTACTAAGTTGTTACATAAAATCTCGCCATCTGGAAAAGTTATAGAGGCATTATTCATCTCAACTTTGTAAAACCTCTGCCTAAGATTTGGTTCAGCCTTGTTCATACCTCTTACCTTAAAAATATCCGACCTATTAACTATCTTACAATCTCTAAACTCTACAACATCATTCCCTCTTAACGTCACCTTAGCTCTATCAAACTCACAATTAACCAAACTCCCTGAATCTATCCACAATATGGAACTCCCTTTGACTATTGTGTTTATGAGGTTTACCACTTTACTTGGATCACTGCTAATAACTTCACTCCCCTCTTCAACCCAGGATCCATCATCTAGAATTACATTATCAGAAACTATCCCACTACTTTTGATATCTCGTAAATTCAACTTCCTCATTGTCCTTAATTCTTTCTCCAATTATAGATTCCGCATACGTCAATTCTCCTTTATCCACACTCACATTGCAAGACTCTCCTATAGTTAGATTGTCTATGGATAGGTTATTTGATGTCGCTATCTCTAATCTGCTTTTGTAACCTATATTCACATTATTCATTAGGAACTCCATCTGAGGCTGAATCTTAATTACTGAACGATCTGCGAAATTAGAATTAAGAATAGTTACTCCACAACCTGCTTCAAAGTGTGTGCCATGTCCTATTGTAACGTTATCCATCTTCACTTTAATATCACTCTCATTTATAATTTCAACCCTCCCAGATATATGACAATTAGTTATCTCTGCAGTTTCACCAAAGTCACATATACAGCTTTTAGAGAAGATACACTTGTAGAAAAAACCTGAATTAACCCCTACATCAGACCTACCAGTAATCTCTACATCGGATAAATGAACTACACTGGTTTTGGATTTTGAATAAACTATACTATCGGTCTCTATTTTACAATTCTTCCCCAGTATAATATTCTCAGTAACCCATCCATGTTTCTCTCCAGTATCTTCATCAATCGCTCGGTAAAGAATTAGATCTCCCCATTGCCTGCTTTCGTTTTTATTTATTACTAGCATATTCTCTTTTGTCTAATTGATTTAACGATATAACTCCATCCTCGGCTATATACTTGTTCTCTATAATTATTGGATCACTTTTAATCATTCCTATTTCTGGCGTAAAGTTTTGAGATCCTGATAAGTTTGAGTTTATAATTAGTATATCTCTTATTACGTTGATCATTCTTGTTACTCCTGAAACACTTGATTCTTTTACAGTTAAGCTATATGGAGGATTATGATATTGAAAAACCCCATTAATAGAAGAATCACCTAACACAGCAACTTTCCCAGCAATCTCTATAAAATCTCCCTCTAAGCTGACGTTGTAAATATGAGAATGGCTGCTACAGTTTATTTCACAATTCTCAAGTTTACTGTCAGTTATAGATATTAAGAGAGATTCGTTCTGTTCAGGTGTAGTTATTATAGATCTCTTTATCTTGGAATTCCTAACATCAACTCCCTTATCTATCCACGAGTATTCATCTATATTTTTAGGATTATCTATAGAACCTCCCTCTATCTCAACAACATCAGAACCAAGAGTCTCAACATATCTATAATAATAAGGGTGATACTTGGTCATATAAACAATGTAGTGATTCTCCAGTAACTTCTTAAACTCTAACGCTTTCATTATCTTCAACTTTTACATCCACTAGAGATAAATTCCCATGACCAGCCCAATTCTCCACTAAATAATCAGAATCCACTCCAAAGCTCACATTATTAAGATATAGTATTTGAGGAGAAAGCTTGGATAATAGATCAACTGCTGCACCTTTCATAACTGTTACATCTTTCATTAGGATACTTTTTATATAGTCGGCGCTGTGGAATGTACTATAAGGTCCTAGTTTAACATTATCAATCACACAACTCATCTCAGGGTTTATTATAAATACACTACCTTTATCCAGCTCTAAGTTGTTAATTTCTACATAAGCCCTATTTCCAGTTTCAATAATCAAAGTAGCTTCATCATTTATCACACAATTCCTAAAGATTACTGGCGCTGGTTCCTCATAATAACTTACTGAAAACCTATCAGCATCTCCTATAATACAATTCTCTAGTACAAGGTTACTATGAGTCTCTATATTACCATTCACTTGACTATTAACTAAAACCAAAGTAGAAGGTCGACTCATTTCATTAACCTCCTCTAAATCTAATCCATCAGCTATCTTACTCCCTTTGTTTATAACTCTAAAGCCCATCTTCTATAATTTCATTTGTTAAGTACCTACCTGATTCCACTATATTCTTATTCCAGAGACTCATTTGTTTTAAACTCAAGTGGCTATTATGAAGAACAACATTACAAGATACGATTTCACAGTCGGACAAGTTTATATCCTCAAAATCTGTACTAATAAAATACCCACCTAAAATCTTACTCTTCTTAATCTGTACATTCCCACTACTACTTATAAGCTTAACATTCTCCATTACAGACTTCTTAAGAGCCGAGTACTTACCTAAAGATTCTATATGACAGTTAGTTAGTTTTACATTTCTCCCTATCATTGTTAATCCTCCTTTTGGGTCTGTATTGAGCACTACTGAATTAACAAGCTTAGTAACAAGACCTGAACAAGCAACTCCCTTTCCAATCCAGCTTGTAGAATCCAATAACTCCTCACTTAATACTGTACCACCTACTCTATCCTTCTTCTCCGTAATATCAAACAAAGGGTGATTTTCTAACATATAAACAGTATACTTGTCGGAATAATATTGATCACCTAGAACTCCAGTTATAAGCTCTTTCTTGAACCCTAGAGTCTTCTCATCATTTATTATATCGTATTTCTCCATCGTTAATTATCAAATCTATGTTCGGATTGTCAACTCTAATAATTTCTGCATACCTATCATTAACTTCGAATTTAGTATTGTTAATCAGACAGTTACTTATATAATTATAATCACTATGACACTTAATATCTATATCTTTAAACTTAGTAGCCTCAGAAAAGGTCTCCATAGTTAAATTAGAAATACCTACCCTAGCAAATCCAGAGATAAACAAAGAACCTCGCTCTCCTATCGTCAAATCACTAATTAAATATTTCCCACTTTTATCCACAGAAAGATATGCTCTATTAAACAATGTTGCACGTGAAACACTACCATGAGGAGAGAGATACATTTCTGAACCACTAGACATAAGCACATTCTCTAAGTATACATTATCTGAAAATTGAACAGGTACATCAAAATTTGGATTTGCTATGAATATCTTACACCCCTTATCTATAGTCTTGCAATTAACAAACTCAGCGGTATAGATTTCAGGCTCCTCTACTACTACTTCCCCTCTAAAGAAACAATTACTCACCTTAGTTACTTGACTGTGTGATTCTAGTCTCCCTTCTATTTTAGTTCCATTAGTTAAGAAGATTTTACCTCCATTACCAGATATAACCGCTCCTTCATACTCAACCCAAGAATCATCACTTATTACAACCTCCTTACTAACCCAGCCTCCTTTCTTACCAGTTACTTCATTCACTACTCGATACAAAGTGCGTCCCAGAAGATTTATTTTATCCCTAGCATTTATTTTAATTACTCCCATCGCTATCATTTAAAACATTAGCTCCTATATATTTCTCATTCTCAAAGGTTAGTTTATCAGTTTCCATAATCGTTCTCACTATACTATTAACTCCTTCAAAATTACAATCATTTATCTCTACATCTATTGAAGGGTCATCAGTGTCTCGATCTATGTTCCCCTCTATAAACAATTGACCCATAATCTTAGTCCCTCTCATAGATAACTTAAATAGACCAGAAACACTTAAAGCTCCTTCTATATAGCAATCCGTTATCCTAAGCCCTCTAAGATATCCCAAGTTTCCAGAGGTTATATCTATATGAGAATTACTTATAAGCCCTCCATCTGAATATCTACAATCTAACTTTACCTCTATTCCATTTATCTGACTCTCTTTTATTACTAGGTTTGATGCTTGGGATTCTATGATTGACCTATATACTCTAGTCCCCTCGTCTAATATAAGTACATTATGGCTAATCCAAGAGTCGTAACTTAAATTATCCATACTATGTACCAAACCTCCCTTGACTATCCCAGTTCCACCTATTAAACGTTTAGCTGGGTGATTCGGTAGCATATAAACCCTGTACAAACTCGTCGTCTCTTTTAGGTATTGTAGGGTTTCTTCTTTGTTCTTTATGTAGTTTGGCTTTCCCATGTCTTATTTTCATATATTACGTATTCATTACCCTATGTTCCATTCTTCTATAAATTGATTCTTATTCTTAAACACTCCATTAACTATTACATCATCGTCTGTCAACTTAGCGTTCTCCACTACTTGATTGTCTAAAATAACTCCTCCTGCTGAATTAAGATTAACGTAAGAGTGACTGCCAATATCTGTATCCACTATTATAATCTCGTTTCCAAATTTAGATAGCTTAGGGTGACTTGTATTACTTAGCGCAAATTTACTATCCTCTCTACATTCAAACTCGTCTAACATCACTCCCCAATAATTATCCAACTGAAAACTACAATCCTCTCCAACTAGAACTTTATTAACCAAGACATCTCCTTTGCAATCAGTAATAAAGAATCTCCCTACGTTTAGAATAGATATGTCATTAAAAGTTGCTGCAGGTATTAAATTAGGTCCAACTACATTCTCAACAAATACCCCAACCTTAAATACAGCGCTATTACTGAGATTCAAATTATTTACACTAACTGAACTGAAATCCATCCCATCTATAATAAACGAAGATCCAGTTCCAAATACACTATCAGATATTATCACTTTTTCACGAGCCTCAATAGAAAGTTTAGCGTAGGGTCTAACTGCACAGTCTTTAAGTAAAACCAGTCCATTTCTAACCTCAAACTGTATACCAGCTCCGTCTATGATTGTGTTTTGTAGAGATAGCCTAGATCCTTGTGGCATTATTATAGCATTAGCCTTACCTACCCAAGAATTCCTATCTATCTGTACATCCTTACTAACCCATCCACCTTCTTCTCCAGACTCTAAATCTACCACTCTATATATGTCGATTGTTTTAATAGTCTTCTTCTGTTTTAGGTCTATTACTGTATTTCTCATTCATTTACATTATTAAGTTTCAAGTAATTTTCACTAATGATGGTAGACCTAGACTTTATCCGAGAGTTCTTTATTTCAAACCCTAAACCTCTAACTATAATATTACCATCTAACTCAGAACCTACTATAATTGTCTTATTCGGATTCTTATTAACATCTACACTCGTTCTTATCATTAAGTTTCCCAATAAGGTTGTATCCACTATTGATAGACTCTCATAACCGGAAGCTGTAAACTTAGAACTATCTGCGGTAATAAAATTCTTGCAATCAAAGCTATTCGTACTGATATTCAAGTTATTTAGGTTGCTCTCAAACATCTGGCCAAAGGAAATGGAGATCCTGCAGTTGTCTAAATTCGTATTAACTACTTTTGTTTGACTTGCTTCTATTATAGTTCCACCTGATATCTTACACTCACCTATGACACTTACACCACCTCTTATCCAACAATCATATCCAAATAGGTCTGGGTGAGTTACAGTTCCTCCAAACATACCTGAACCTTCTCCATCTGTATTTAGCGGGTGTTTGTCTAGCATTATTACATCATAGTTCTTTAGTTCAGGATTCCAGCTAAATGATAGGGTCCCTTCTTTGTTGTCAATTATCTTGTTTCTCATACGTTTCAACTCCTTTTAATACTAAATCACTAGCTCCAGAAATCTTGCTTATACTCTTATTTTTCAGTATTACATCGCCCTCTAGAAGGTAAGTAAATTTTTCTCCTTTAGCCTCACCCACTTCCATGATATTTGATACAACTAAGTCTACATCTTCTTCTAATCCTGCAACTCGATCTATGTGCGTATGTGATGTATTCTCTAACCAAACGTCTGAAACTAAAATATTACTCCCATCTCCAGGTTTCAATTTAAATACTGTACCCTCTCCTTCTATTTTAGCTCTGTCTACAACAACTCTCTTACCCTCTATAATCAATTCAGCTTTATCAGTTATCCTTGAATTAGAAAGACTTACTCCAGAACTTCCAACTAACCAGATTCTACTATCTAAAGCCTCTAAATTTGATACTTCTGTAAGCCCCCTAAGTCCAGCTTCTAAGTATACACTCCCTCCTTTAACCTGAACTTCATCAAATGTAACTATAGTATCATTCTTTAGGTCAATGTGAGCACCCTTTAGTATTCTTGTATTATTCCTTAGAACTACCAAACAATTCTCCTCTTTAATCCTGATCCTAGAACTGAAATCAACCCAAGAAGTCTCATCTATTGAAGTATGCTTAGGAACAATTCCACCTATCTTCTCACCCCTCATCACTCTATAATTCCCGTCTATGTGTAATTTTACCTGTGTTCTCATTTTACTATCTCATCTCGGTTACTAAATTCATCTTCTATAAACTTACCCTCCTTTTTGAATATGTAAGATCCTGTAAAACTAGAGTCTACTAAGGCTACTTGCTCAGATACTACAAATTCTCCTGTCAAGCTGCATCTAATTGAAAAGAGGGGCTTACTAACTAAAAACCTACCTTCAACTCTCGAATCTACAAACTCCACATTATAATTACTAGCGGTATTCCCAGACTTAGGTGCAATCCATAAAGGTGAGCCGATTATTTGGGAGTCTATAAATGCGAGCCTATCAATTGAAGTAGTAAAATCTATAGCAACAGCATTTACATTCCTAATTAAACACCCTGACCTAACCGATAAATTCTTAGCCATCACCTTACAATTATACACCAGACCATTAACCTCAGAATTATTTAGAGTTAGAATCATAGAGTTTTGTATACTTCCACCTAAACCTACTTTCACTTTTCTACTTACCCAAGAACTGCTATCGATACAATTCCAGTGAGCCACAATACCTCCTTCCCTATCATCGACAATACCTGCAAGTGGGTGATCATCTAACATGTAAACTCTCCAACCATCAACCATATCCTCCCTCTTAAACTCCAAGGTCATCCTATCATTTACTATTCTGTCCATAGCTTTTCATGTTTCTCTAGTTTTAAATTATTGATAGACGTTATACACTCCAAATCTCTACTATCTGCCTTACGATTAATATATAACTTAGACTCTTCACATAGCTTAACATTATTCATCATCACATGCCCTATATTTGATTCTACTGATAATACCGCATGATCATCTAATGTTAAGTCTTTACACCACAACCTCACTATACCAAAATCCTCAGAGCACTCAATTCTACTACGGTACATCATTTCAACATTACTAAGCATACCTGATAGAATTACTTTTGATAACCCTTCTAAAGTTGAATCTACTATAATTAACTCTGAAGTCCCTGATACCTGCATTCCCATACCTCCTATATCAGTTACATCATTTAGAATACTGTTAGATATCATTATTTTCCTCCCAGCTTGACTAGAAGACATATCTGAGTTCATTATATTTGAGTCAGTTATTTCGATACTCCCTAAGCTGGTTTGATATATTGTGGAGCTTGTAATTAAAGTTTTTCCAAGTAAGTATACCGACCCTGAAATAGAAGAATCTGCAGAAACCCAAGCGTCAGAACCTATAACTACATTCTCTCCTGCATAACCTCCTATAACTTCTAATCCATCTTTACTTTTTCCAACTACCCTATATAACTCCTCTCCCGTCACTTTGCAGGTTATAAAATCTTTTCTATTAAGCTTAATTTCTCTTCTTGCCATGTCATTCTATTATATTCTACTAAACCATTTATTACCTCTTCTGGTTCAACTAATGCTAAATCTAGTTCCACACTATCTAAGTAGCAATCCTTTAAGTTGTATACTCTATTATTAGTTCTACCATTTCGGATTATTACGTTATTGTTAGTAGTACACCCTTTCATTAATAGATACTTGCTTCCAAAATAATTAGTACCGATAGAAGCTGTGAAATTACCATTAAATACGCAATTCTCAAACTTAACTACATTGTATATCTCCATCTTAAACACTCCAGTCACACTACACTTAGTAAAGGTTCTGTTTGATTGTGGACCTAGGCTTAATAGATTCATAAAGATAACTCCATCAAACCTAGAATCCTTCATTATCCCATTACCCTCTATTCTAAAGTGACCAAGTATCTCTGAGTTTGCTATATTGAATTGACTTATAGTTCCAACACCTTCTATATTACTATCCTTTATTCGGCAGTGTCTAGATATTACAACATTACCACTAATTACACTCTTACCTATAATATAACTATCCTCTTCAACCCAAGCTCCCTTCTCTATTACAGTATCCTCACTTACATAACCACCCAGTACCCTATCTTTATACTTAGCATATTTAGGGTGGTCTTCTTTCATCTTAAGTCTATACAAGGTTTTTCTGTTAAAGGTTATAGTATCTTCTTTTAATATTTCTACCATACTTTAGTTCATTATAATAAGGTTACTGCTCTCTTCGTATTCATGTTCTATAGACTCTTTATCTCCTTCAAACAGTTTATTCTCGATATGGATTGACCCTTGATTCACTTCTATCTTACAACCATTTTTAACCTCAACATTCTTTAGTAAACTGATATCCTTAAGCTCATGTCCTAGAATAAAGCTATTTTTGCCGATTACTGATACATCCCTTAGATTCACTACGCAGTTAGATTCTCTTGTTGTAACATTAATCGAGCCTCCTACTATTCTAAGTCTGTCAGCTAAACATTCACTTAGGTCAACTTGATAATCTGGACTAATAATCACACTATCTACTAAATGAGAATTGTAAAGTATAACCATATCCGCATCATCGTTTGGAGTTAAATCTCTCTCTATAACACAATTAACTAGAGAACACCTACCATAAAGATGAATATGCTCCTTAGTTATTCTTGTGTCTTTTATGAAGTTAATATCAGTGATGCCCTCTCTATTATTACTGTCTATATATGAATTAGTTAGGTTAGAGTTAGAAATTACTAAAACACCATCCATAAAATTCACACCCTCACCTATTACTGTTTTATCTTGTATTATGGTATTGTTCACTAACCTAACATCCTTACAAGAGACTAGAGAATCATCAAATATCCAAGAAGTTTCATCTACATTATCCTCACTTATAGCAAATCCACCTACTGTTCCAGGTTTAATTGTTTTGTGATATTCTGTAGCTTCTATTCGATATCCAAGTATTCTCCCCTGTGTTTCCTTCACCTCCCATCTTCGTAGTTTTATTGGTTTCTTCAGCTCTTCCATACGCCATTAAGTTTTCCGCCTACAATTCCACTACCTATAATCACTGAATCTACTATCTCTATCCCATACTCATTGCTACACTTCCAAGCTCCTATAATTCTAGAGTTTTCAATGAGTTTAAGGCTAGTGTTACCGCTTTCTAAACCACTGATCTCACTATTCTTGATTATAGCTCCAGTATTGTCGGTTTCCCAGTTGAGTGAAGTACTCCCGCTAATCTCTGAGTCAATTACATCTATTTTATAACCTATTACAGAAGAATTAATAAGTACAGCTGCATCTTTTACTGTAGATCTTGTTAGAAATACTCCCTCTGAAATCCAACCTCCATCTTCAATCTTAGAGTCCTTACAGATATAACCACCTAAGTTCATTCCAGATTCTGCATACAGTGGGTGATTAGGTAGTTTTTCGATTCTGTAGTAGGTTATGTGATCTCTTATTTTTCTATCGTTTTCTATAACTCTAATCGTTTCCATTCTTTCGTTACATTTTCGTTTGTTACTATTAGATGATTCAAGTCGCTCAAATGTTCTAAGACTGCATCCGAATTTACTACCACATTATTTAAATAGACTAGACCTACACCTCTTATATCTACTTTACCTTGAGTCCTTAAATGAACATCCTCCATAATAACTCTATCTACCGCTCCTTCATCAACCTGTCCAAAGTGAAGCTCTATATGACAAACGTTATCTCCCGTTACATTCTTATATATACCTGAAGTTAAATGGAGAGTAGTGGCTGAACCAAACTTTTTCCACCTCATAAACTTACAATTCTCCATAACTAGCCCCTCTCTTGGAAATGTAGCTTTATACTCTAATTCAGTAAAGTCAAACCTGCAATTCACTATCTTTATCTGTGTAGTAGGAGTGAATGCGCTATCGTTTGAGCCTATGAATGTGTAGTTTAGTTCAGAGTTGTTTATAAGGGTTGGTATTTTAGGGTTTATATTTATTTTAGAGCCATCCGTTATTTGAGTGTAGTTCCTTAATGTTACCTTCCCTAAAACCTGAGAAGTATTATCCACCCAAGAAGTTTTATCCATTTCCACATCAAGCCCTATATATCCACCTTTTTCTCCTGTTTCAGCTCTAATTAACCTATATAAAGTCTTACCCATTACTTCTAGAGTGTCTTCCTCCATTAAGTACCACCCATCCCCTTCTTTTATTATTTTAGATTTCATTAAGTACCTCGTTATTAATTTCACAATCCTTTATAACCCTAATACCACTATTGCCTAATCCTTCTGGAGCTGAGCGTATTATTGAGTTATTTACAAAGCAGTCCTCGAGAAGTAGTTGAATCTGTCGCTCGGGAAAGTCAATCATGTTATCTCCCATAAACTCACAATCTACAGCTGAGAAGGAAATATGTCTTAGTACCTTATGATTCTTAAATACAATTAATCCTCCGCTAACTGTACAATTTCTGAGGTAAAAACTAGGTCTCCCTTCCACGATAAGCCTTCCATTAACATTACAATTCTCCATAGCTATTTTAACCTTACCTAGATTTATCGCTGTCATGTCAAGAATAGTTATGCCATCTAAGGTTGACTTCTTAATCTCAGTTCCATGCCCAATATTAAAACTACCTCTAATCTCACTCTTGTTTATGTTGGCGGCTCTTATAGTCCCATTTCCGATTATCCTAGAGTTGTTGATCCTAGAGCCATGTGTAATCTCGACCCCTCCATGAATAAAACTTTTACCAATAATTACGGTATCTTCGTCTATCCAAACATCTTCATCTAACTTTACATTCTCTCCAATCCAACCTCCTACAATGGTACTACTTTTATCGTACAATCTATGTTTAGGAGTCATCATTAATCTATATACTCGTTGATTCCTAAAAGTCTTGTATTCAGTTAGATTAATGAAAAGAGTCTCACCTATTGCCTTTCTACTTGGGATATGATGTGAAGAGTCCAAATCCTTAAAATCTACTGTTGTCATAACTCAAATATTGCACTATCTAATCTTTTAAACAATCTCTCGACTTTATTTTCACTATCCATGTTTATAGCTTTTACAATTAACCCACTAGCGGATTCTCTACAATATTCTTTATCAGTCACTTCTATCTTTATATCTAGCTCTGATTCGTCTTCCATATTCACACTTTCTATAAGCAGGTTATTCGGTCGATACATTAAGGCGTGCTGAGGTTTAATTAAAGTACCGATCTCTAACTTCGAAGCTTCTATCATTCTTAGACCCTTTACTATGAGATTGCTTATTGATCTAAGTCTTACCCTTGATTCCTCCACTAAGTAAATATTCTCTAAGCAAATGCAACCACTGTCCATATTCCTTGTAAACATATCACTCTCAGTCGAATAGTAATCTTTAACCTTAATGCTGGTACATGATCCGGTAGTCTCGATACTTAACACAGACGCATCCATTAGATTCACATTCTCAAACCATATAACCTCACACTTTCTTCCAATATCTATGCTTACCTTGGAATTCTCTTTTATTTGTACTTTTGATAATCTAAGGTTAACTGGAGATGTACCTATACGTATAAACAAATAACATCCCTTGTCTATGTGGCAGTCATCATCTACGGTTAAGTTAATCCCCTTTGTAGTATTAGCCTTTATAACACCTTCAGCCTCACCTGTCTTTTTGTTGTAGAACCTGTGAATTACTCTTTCTCCTTCAGATCCCATATTCATCCTTTTTAAATTCAAACGCCTCAGACTTAAATACTCCCTTAATACTCCTTACACCTCTGTCAATAATAAAAGGTCCTTCAGATAAGTTAGAGTCTTCAATAGTTAGGTTAGCAGAGTTCATAGTTGTAGTTCCCGAGATGATGGAGTTTGTTATTTTAATGCCAGATAGGTCACTCAATTCTTCTCTACTTAGGTTTAGCCATATATTTACCTTAGCTGGTATAATAGATTGTTTTATCTCTAGCTTAATGTCTGGTGAACTTAATCCTGAAACGGTTAAACCCTTGATCTCGCTTCTATTCATTACAGACAACTTTCCCACGTCTACATAGCTATCTCTAATTATACAGCCTTCGTCTACAAGTCCCCCGTGTTCTCCACTGAGCAGTATCGTCCCATCTAAGACCATCCCTTTAACTACACAGCCTTCATTTACCCAACAATCATAGCCAATATAGTTAGGATCTTTTACTATACCACCTTCAGTATTTCCCTTGAACTTAGCGTAGTGAATATGGTTTGGCAAGATTTTAACTTTGTACCACCCAACTTCCTTTAAGTGTTCAAATGCCAAGGTTTTCTCTTTGTTTACTATATCCTTCATAATTCAAACCGAAAAATAAAAGAGCAGCCCACAAGTTTAACCTCATGAACTGCTCTTCACACATTATGACAACAAATTTTACTTTCTAGTCCCGTATTTCTTACCTATTGAAGTGTTGAAGATCTTGTTAATAAGCCTTGGACCTAAATCGTGACCTCGCTTGACAAATAAATCTTCAAAATCCTTTAGTGAGATGTGAGATAAGTCCTTAGGTGCTGCCAATTTCCCAGAACTCCTATCCATCACATCGTAAGAAAACTTGTATCCCGTTGTATCCTTATCTTCCATAAACTTAATAAACCCATCAACTGAGAAGAATCCGAGTTTACTTTTAAGGGAAGATGTGGCACTATGCGATACAATTATTAATACTTCTGCCATTTTTTTTTATTCTTTGTTTTTGTTTCTGTAATATAATATGAACTCTCTTAAAACCACGTAGGACATATATAGGAACGCCAAGATGATTAGTAAGGTATTTATCACAGGTGTCCAAGAGATCAGCTTCATAAACCAACTCTTTCTCTCGTCTAATCCTAAATACAACCTTAAGAATCTAACTGAAGCAAAGTAAAGTCCTATGAAACTTACAACATAAATCCAGTGTATCATTTTACTTTATTATTCCTAGTTGTAATTCTAATATTGCTCTTAGTTGTTTGAAACCTTTAAATTTCTTATTCCAACCTTTAGTACCATGACTTTGACCAAATATTTGTCTTATGGAATTCTCATACTCTTCATCTGTCATACACTGACCTATATGTTCAAACACACTCCAATGACCATTTTCAAGACAATGATTATATATGTTAGTGGCTCTCTCTAATGTGAGTTTATTATCATCACTTATAGAAGTATAAGACACTCTTGCTGTAAGGGCAACTGACATAGCAATTAGATTTTCTATACCTAACACCTCTTCACTACTTATAATATCTTTATAGAAAGGTATGTGATAACTTCCTATAGACAGTTCATCAGGAGTAGATTCATTTAAAGCATCGTACATCTTTTCAGCTAGATCCATAAAGTGAATTTCTGCTTGACCTTTATTAACTTTTAATCTTTCAATAAGAGGTGTCTCCATAGTATAATTACTGTCTAAATCACAGAGTTCTTTCCAAGACTTATAACCACCTGGATATACAGGACATCTTTGATTAAATAAATGTTCAAAAGATTCTCTTGTACCAGTCATTAAACAACAATGGTATTGGTAGCCCTCAAGAGTTCTGTTAATTATTTGCTTAGAAATACCAAATTCTAACATCTTTTTAGCAACTCTAATTGATTCCTGCATAGATTCTTCCCACAAAGAATGACAAGTTTTAATATCCTCTTCTGAAGTAAAGTAATCAGTTCCTTGCATACCTGAATGTTTCTTTTGATAGGATATTGGGTAAAATGGTGTTTTTTCTATAACCTCTATCAACTTATTAACTGGGATTGCTCTACTACTCGCCGAATTGACAGACATCATGGAATAAGTCATTAGTTCTGAGTGGATTATACGAGGGTAGATCAACTTATATGTTATAAGTTCTTCATTTGTATTTAGTCTTTTTGAATGAGTGATTATCTCCGCTTTAATTAGATTTTTCATTTTTTAAATGTTTGGTTATTTTATATTCCTTAAATTCTTCTTTACTACATTTACCTTCAGATATTCTTCTAAAGGTGGATTCTTTTATATTTAAATTAGAGTCTCTACGTAATCTTAATAAACTATCTCTTTCTAATAAAAGAATATCATTTTTATATAATTTCCATATGTATTTTGTCCCATTTCTATTATTCTTTAATTTAGTTGATATTAGATTATTTCTACTTATAGTTTTATCACTGTGATTACTAAAATCTTTATCATAAGAAAAATAGTACTTTTTCAATACAATACCTTTGCGTTTGATTCCCCAATAAATAGTACCCCTGTCTATGTTCAATTTTCTACCACAATCACTTCTAGATTCAAATTCCATAACTCTATCCTCTTCAATTATCTTGCAATAAATCTTTTTCTTGTTTTTTGCAGAATTAATCATTTTTCTTAAAGTGTCTTCGGAAACTAAAGGACAGTCTCCACCATGAGTCAAATTATAACCTTTATCCCTATTTGTAGTATCGTACTTACTGATATAAAACTTCTCTTTCTCGTTTAATTCTTCTTTTGTATCACATATACACATAATATAAAAATAAGAATCCTTTCTCCTCAAATATTTATTTAAAGCTCTTGCAAAATAATGGGTTTCAGTGTATATACCACTTATATAATTTTTTAACCTAACTCCTAAATTAGTTGTTTGACCTATGTATAATTTATTATTTAGTAACCAACAATATATGAGATTCTTTCCATAAAAATTATCAGCTATTATATTCTTTTTACCTCTACCTCTCATTTTTAGAAGATCATCTGTAGAAATTTCAAATATAAAGTCCTCTTCTTCTAAAGGCGGTGGACTCTTAGAGTGGGCTACAATCTCCGCCTTAATGTTTTTTGTTCTATTTTCTATGTTCATCTTTTAATTTATCTTTTTGTTTATTTTCTAAAACCTCTATCGCCATCAAGCTCTCATCAACTCTCTGGGGATCATGTGAACTACCTCTAAGCGAGGCTTCAAGGGTCAAAGCTTCTATTGAATCTTCTAAGTTAGACTTAAGATTCTTATTTAGACAGCTCTCCTTGATTTTAACTCTATGTTCCTCTAGAGCTTTATTTTTAATATTAATAGCTGCATTTAAGTCTCTATCTAAGTTAGACTTACAGTTAGGACATTGCCAAGCTCTTTGGTTTAATTTTAAATTATCATTTTTATAGTTACACTTATGACACAACTTTGAGCTAGGATAAAAGGTATCTACTTGTAATATATTTTTACCTTTTAGTTTAGCTTTATAGGTTAGCATATTGATAAACATAGCCCAACCAGCATCACTTATATGTTTAGCTA